GAGTACGCCCTTACGTCTGCCAACTACACTATTATAAGAAACTGGTGCCCTCAATATCTTGGGAAGTTATTGAGTTTTTTTATATCTTTTATATTTCATCGTAATGATCTTCCGCAATTACTCCAGCTTCACCAGAGTACAATATATTGTTAGCCTCATGAAAATACTCAATAGTATAATCCTTGCTATATGGTCTTGCATAGTCTACAGCCTCATTTAATGAATTAGCTGCAACTATAATCATTCCTCCACCCATTCCTGGGTATTTACCTGGATACTTTGCAATAAATATTTTCATATGCCTACAAAATGATAACAGATAATGCTGGCTAATAATAATACTACTGCAAAGGCGATACAGAATTTGAATTCATTATCTGTCATCATATATTTAATTGTTAATGATTAATATCTGAAATAAGGACAGGTGCACCTCACCAAAGTGCAAGAGTTGTCATGGCTTCACTCTATTTACCTGTCCAATTGTAAATAACAGCCTATCTAAAGGCTATCACTTCTCTTGATATGCAACTGCCATAATAGCCATTGCAATCAGACTCTCGATTACATAGTACATCAGAAAGATGTCTGTATCAGGAGCCGCACACCATAGAACAAATGTTACTATGATATAGATAACAAAAACTGCCCATCCAAACATAACTATAATTGATTTAATTTATGATTGAAAAAATAGTAATCCTCAATATCTGCTTGTACAGATAATGGGGATACACCATACCAAGTATAAAAGTTCGATACATATAGCTCAAACTCTTTGAAACGTAATTCTTGGGCTGACTGTGATTCACATTCTACTACTGATTTATACATATTTAATGCTTTCTCTCTAACATGTTTAGGGAGTAAATACATAGGAGATGGAATCATACAATCTACTGTAGTTATCTTTTTGTTGTTTAAACAGTAGGTTGTTTCGATGTAAATACAAAAGTCGTTCATATGTAGTGAATTTAATTTAGGCTATATATTAAAGTTGCTATGTTAATGTTCAATTGTGTTTTGCATAGTGATGTGAGGAGATAGGAACACTACCTCCCTCACTCACATACTACTGGTTGTCAGCAATAACATAAATACCATTAGCAACACCCGTTTGCCAATTACGTTTTGCAATTTCCACCTCATCACCTTCTACACATTCTTCCTGTTTATTGCAGAACAACGTGAGACTAATTTTGTCAAACAATTTAGGTTCACTTACAACCTCGGTTGTGGTGTACTTCATTCCTTTGGCAATAACTTTGCCGTTGACCGTCATCTGTTTTTCAGCTACTTTTTCAACTTCTCTCTCTGTTTCGGTTGAATAAAACTCACCCGTCGCACGGTTAAGAATGTAGAACTTTTTGCCGGTGTCCCATTGAAACAGTTTAAGACGAATTTTCACGTCGTTTGTAACGTTTCCGTCTTCGTCTGTTTCATACATGGCAACAAGTGCATCGCATTGCGCCTGTGTACCAGGAAATAACGTTTTAGTAAAGTTGAATACTCTACTTTGCATTGCCATCGGATTGATAAATCCATCTTCATCTACAACACTTGCGTTCTCATCTCCTTGCGTTCCTCTTGCTTTAATAACAAAGAAAGGTAATTGCCCTTCTCGTTCGTCTCTTACTTGAAAATTAGTTACCTTGCAATCCATAACATTAACATTTATTTTTTGAACATTGAACAATCGAACTTTAAAGGGAACGAACCGTTTTGCAGACGAGCCGCTCGGGGTGTTCCCTGCCGACTTTAAATACGGGGGAGTGAATCTTTGCTGGTCATCACACGCAGGAATATACTCCATTTTTATTTTTATATAAAAAATTTTTATAAATTATGTTAAAAAATAGATTATAAATAGCTATAATTGTTCATAATAAATGTTAAATTATTACTCTAAACAGTAACTTTATAAGAGTATAATACGTTACTGTCTAAACAGTTATGACAGTCTAAGACAGATTAGACAGTTATATACTCCCTTACTTATGTTAATTAGTAAATACGCATAATATGACAAAGAAAATAGTAGATAAAAGTGAAGAAGCTTATAATGGTAAATATATAAACTTCAGAAGTAGGTTACATCAATTAGTACCTGGAGTAGATAGAAAATCTTGTGAAGGATGTGCTTTATATGATATTCCTAATTGTCCAGATTCCATTACTAAGCTGTGCAGACAAGGCTTTATTTTAAAGAAAGTAAACGTATAACTATGATAGAAACTATAGGATTTTTATAGGCTATACTATGGGCTGTAATAGCCATTATCGTAACACACGGACGTAATAAAGATGAAGCAGATGAGTAAGATAGAATATCCAAAAGTAGAGATTATAGGGAAGACATTTGAAGTAATACCTAATAAGGGGTTTTGTGATGGTTGTTACTTTCAAAAGAAAGAGACTTGTCCTCCAAGAGCATTAAGGCAGTGTGTAGCAGCAGGTAACATACTTAAGCTAGTAGAGAAATGATAGATAGAGATAAGTTAGCTAGAGAAGCTATTGATTTGAATAAACAGATAGCAAAATTAGAAGTTAGATCTAGAAAATTAACAAACGCTCTTAGATGTAAGGATGATGAAGTAGCTGAGTTATACTTAAGAGATGATGTAGGCAGTATGAGAACTTATGTTCCTGGCATCATGGTATTAAGAGAGTTTAACGATGGTAAGATATACGTACTTAAAGCTGATGAGATATTTGGTAAAGGAAGAATAGAACTCATAACTACATTCGATTTTCTGAAAGAATTTGAAGATTATCAGGAACAAATGTATGAAAAGTACGTTAATAAAAAGAAGTAAAAGAATATTAGATTATGGAAGATAAAGTACTAGAAACAGTAGTAAACAATATGGAATACATTCCTCTGAAAGATGTCCTAGTTAAACCATTGGAACCGATTATGTTAGAGAAAGAGATAACTGAAGCGGTTGGTACAGGTGAACTTGATATAGATGGTTTCGAGAAGTTTGAGACTAAGACAGAAGTAAAAGAAGTAGAATCAGAGTGGAGATTGGGTATCGTACTTTCCATACCAGATGCGTACAAAGATACTGATATTAATATTGGTGATATAGTAGTATTTGGTAAGAAGTTTGCTAAGGACTTTGACTTGTTTAAGGATAGTCAGTTAGTTAAACCTTACGATATTGTAGCGAAGAAGAAAGTAAAATAACATATTAATGCGTATTAATAGTTGTTGTGGGGCTAGGTCTGCGGATCTAGCCTTTTTGTTTATATATGCTTAATAAGTTAACAAATGTTAATATAATAGAACCTTTTAACATTTAAAGCGTATAGGATATTGTAACGACTATTAAAGGTATTATTAAATAATAATTATTATGAAACAGTATAAAGTAATTAAAGAGTTTGCATGTGCAAAGAAAGGTGATGTCCTTACTTACAATGAAGATAGTGATTTGTTTGAGTTTGATATCACATCCAATGGTGGGTACAGAACTATGTTCGTAGATGAAGAGACTGCAGATGAGTTTGTAGAGGAAGGCTTTTTGGAAGCATTTGACAACGAACCTGAAATGTCTATGGAAGAAGACAAACTTAACAAGGTATCTGAAATGATTGATGAAATGCTTGATCAATACGAACAAGACAGTAAAACGATTCAGGATAAGTATGATAAAGGTGAGATACCTACTTGTGTAAAAGTGGAAGCTGACACAGTACATTATAATATCACAAAGGTACTAAACAAAATCAAAGAAGTAATCAATTCATGAATAAATTAGTAAAGACAGTTCGCAAGACAGATCTTTACAGAGAATTCCTCAAATCACTTGATGGTGTACTTTAGCTGACTACTAGGGAGCAGGATTTAATGGTATTACTTATCGAATTAGATGTTAATACTCCTAAGCTCCCTGGTTACAGCAAGAATGTTATTAGCACCGAAAACAGACGTTATCTGAAGACTGCTACTGGCATTACTAGTGATAACCTAAGTAGATATATAGGAAGACTAAGAGATAAAGGTCTGATTGTAAAGGGTAAAGCAGACGATGAATGGACGGTTAATCCTGCATTGATACCCGAAGTGATTGGAGACAGAGTACAAATTACAATCGTACTAAGACTAGATAAAGAATAATATGAATATACAATATATTACAATTAACCCAGGAGCTATCTTACTTCAGAAAGATTATGGTTGGCTGAAGAAGTTCTGGTACAAACTAAGAGGTAAAGAGTTACCTTATAACTACTTTACTCTGTTTGGAGATGAATGTGCCTTAATCAATGTATTTGGCAAGAATTCTGGTAGTGTAGTAGTAGAACCTAAAAAGAGTTATAGTAAGAAAGAGTTGAAGTCTCTACTTACTTTGATTACTACTAATAGTAAAGATAAAGACACTTGGCTAAGCTCATGGGATGCTTGCAGTAGTGATCTTTTTACCCTAATAAACACAGTAAGACCTGGCACATTTGGAGATAAAGAATCTAAGTTGAATGCTCTGCTTGATAGCAGATTCTATAATGTGAAGGAGCTTGCAAATGTCACAAACTGGAACGAATATATATTCTGAGCTAAGTAAAAAGTATAACGTACCTTTGTAGGTAGTTAAAGTTATATGTAACCATCCATTCCTATTTGCTAATAGGAGAATCACAGAATGCGATGAAAGACCTTTGTTATTCACTTACTTAGGTAAAATCAAAATTAAGAAATCATATGGAAAGAAAAATAGTAAGACTAGCGAAGATCCCAAGGACTGAGATAGTTACAGAGCTTATAGAGCATATGGTCTACTATAAGATGTCTTATCCAACAGGCTAGAAAGATCATTGTAGTGTATTCTGCAATGATGCTACTAGCGAAATAATAACCCCAGATACTACGTATAAGCTATCAGATGAAGTATATCTATACTTATATTTACTAAGTAATAAAGCTATAGCAAGTATCTACAAAATAGTAAGTGATGATAAAGAAGACTGATATAAAATTATATCCTTATAATGTGTGGACAGGAGTACTGTCAGATAAGGAAGAAGTATTACGTAAATTTGACTTCTTTACTACAGTAGATAAAATGTTAGCAGATGAACCTATTGAGGTAAATGATCTAGATTTTGATTCTGCAGCTGGTATTACTTACGTAGTTAGAGAAAAAAAGACTAGAGATAAAGGTTCTCTTACTCTCTTTGATGAAGAGATAATTACTTACAGTTATCGTCACCTATTTGATATAATTAGTCATGAAGCAGGTCATGCAACAGATATAATGTGGCAAGGATTAATAGGTATGAATGCTAAAGATGATTTTGATAGTAACAATAAGAATGAGCCTTATATCTACTTACTTGGCTATATAGCTGGCATTATGGGGTCATACGTAATGAACTTTAATAAAGAACAAAATGGAATTAACTAAAGAGATGTCTCTTGCTTTCATTCAGATGGAGATAGAGAATGCTAAGGATGCTCCTGAAGTAATGCAGGAAATGCTTAAAGTAATAGAAGAAAGCATCAAAGATGACAAGATTACCTATGAAGAGTTCACTAATACTCTAGCTCAATACTTCAGTGAAATAGTACCAGAAGGTGCTAATACTCTAGAAGATAGAGTTAAGTATACAGAGATGATGTGTCAAAAGATGATTGATAAGTATGGAAGCAAAGAAAAATGATTTTGTAGACAAGAAGCTCAGGTGGGACTTACTACCACTCAAGGAAATTGAAAAGATCGTCAAAGTTTACACTGCAGGATCTGAAAAATATGGAGAGAATACTTGGCAAAGCCTTCCAAATGGCTATGATAGATACAAGGCCGCCTTATTTAGGCACTTGCTTGAATATGAAAAAGGACATGAAGTGGATGAAGAAACAGGTTGTGAACATTTGTCTCAGGTCGCATGGAATGCGATTGCGATGATGCATTGTGCTACTAAATGGGAAACTGAGTCTTTTAAAGAGAACCTTACGTTATGTGCGCTAAATAAGCGTATCGAAGAAAAAATAGATTCTACTAATAAGATACTTGATGAAATGGAAAGTCTAGTGTCTGATAAGGAGAAAGAACGTAGAGCTAAAATAGTTGAAGATAGAGAAGCTAAGGAAATAGAAATAGAAAAGGAAATAGCTGAATTACGTAAGAAACTTGAGTATGAAACCAATAGCGTCTATAAGATAGAAGACGCTTCGATATTCGATGATGAGAGTATTGGATTAAATATAATTAAACAAGGCACTAAACCTAGTACAGGCATTGCTATTAATATACTGGATAGATTTGATATTATCCCTGCTGGGGAAATCTATACAACTAGAGGATTCAGTGATATTCATATAGCAGACTTGAGATTATTAGTAGATCAATTAATAAAAGAATATAATGAACATTACGAAGGACTCCCTAGAACAGGAGATGGATCTGTACAAACAGAAGATTCAGAAGTATCTGAATAATCCTGAATACTGTGATCCTAATTGCTCTCTACAACAAGCTCAAATTATACTTAACAGATTGAGTAGAGAATATCATTTTAATTATAAAACAAATAAGATAAGTAATGGAAACAATAATCGGTAATAGCTGTGAATACAAGCTTATTGGAGATACTATGGAAGAGCTTCAATTAAAGAGTATCAAGGATAATGATATATATGTACGCAGTGTATTCGTAGCAGAATCAGATGGGAGACTCTTACTTGAAGAGGGATTTGTAAATTACAAAGAAGGTAACGTTATAATAGTCCTATCTAAATATAACAATGATGAAGACAAGTATGTAGTTAGACCTGTAGTAATTGATAACTATTACTTAGCTGATGTAATCAAAGACCTTTCTAAATGAAACTATTCGTCGATATTCCTAACTACGAAGGTAAATATAAGATAAATAGAGAAGGCTGTGTAATGTCAGTCGGTAGATTTGTACCAGAATCTGGAAAAGGAGGACGCTATTATAAAGAAAGAATATTAAAACCACATCTCGATAAATATGGATATTATCAGGTAGGTTTATATTCTGATAGTAAAATGAAAGTTATTAAAGTTCATAAACTTGTAGCGTTAACTTTTCTTCCAAATCCACTTCATTTACCAAGCATAAATCATATTGATGAAAACAAGCTTAACAACAGTGTAGATAATCTTGAATGGTGCACTGTAAAGTATAATAACAACTATAATGACCGTCAAAATAAAATAAGTATTAAACGGAAGAAACCAGTAGGTATGTATAATTTAGATGGAGAACTAATTAATACCTTCGATTCTATAAAAGAAGCGGTCAATAATACTGGATTTCAAAAAGGTTATATTATAGCTTGTTGTAAAGGTAAAAAGGAATCATATAAAAAATACAAATGGAAATATGAAACTATTTGATTTAGTGGGAGGTAAAGTTGTAATACATGAGGATGCGTTAGCTATACCACCTTTTAGAACCCTCTGGGAGCTTGATAAAGATAAATCTCATGCTACTAACATACTTAGTTATATAGTGCTTCAAAACAAGTATAATAGCCCTTACGTAAAGACTATTGTAGATAGTGAAGCAAGATCTAAGAGACTTAAGAATCTATTCTTCAAAGATGAGAATTATCCTCTAACAGTAGAGGAAAAGATAGCAGAAGATGAGTTTATATTCTTGCAGAATACAGCTACTCTTACTATGCTAAACAATATGAGACTCAAACTAGACAGTATATCAAAATACTATAAAGACTCATTAGAAGAAGAACTAGATGAAAGAAAGATTAAAGATCTACTTGCCGGTATGACTAATGTAGGTAAAGTAATTGAGACTATAGAACAACTTGAAGTAATGGTTAAAGCTGAAGAAGCAGTTAAGTCCAAGAGAGTTAAAGGTGATGCTAAGGTTAATCCATTCGAGTTACCATCTATAGGTGTAGGAAGATAACACCAAAATAACCCAATTTTATAACAACAACGTTTTAATAAACAAATTAAGAGATTATGGAAAAAGCAACAAAAATGCCAGATATTATTCTGGATTTGACAGACGAAACTAAAACTATTGAAGAAGCTATTGCAGATTGTGAAGCTGCACGTCAGACAGTGTTACCTTGGCGTAAGCGAATAGTTAAGCGTATCAAAGGCTTGTTTAAACGTTCATAAAGACATCTACGGGGCATGTCTATAAAGAAGCCCTGAATACTGCCCTGTGGTGTAAAGGTAAGCACTGGAATCTCTAAAATTCTAAGTTTCCGTTCGAGTCGGAACAGGGCTACCAATTAAAATACTTGTCCTTTGAAATTACGATAGCAGAAGGAAACCTATTAGGTAAGTAATTACAGTGAATAGGTAGTCTGAGGTAATAAAGCTCAGGTAGGGAGTACTAAAGAATCCTAGAAATCTCCCTTTCTAAATATTTCATTTTCATTATGAGGGGGATTCGTTGTGAAACGCGTCCCTTTTTATTTAGAGGTTATGAGAGAATATCATGAAGAAACTGTGCCTATAGAAGAAGATTGGAACCCGTGGGATGATAGAGAAAGAGCGCTTTGAATTAAAGTTTAAAGAACCGTTCTATCAAGAACATGAGATAGAAAAAGGAATATAGATAAAGGTAGATAATAAATATTACTGGATAAATTATGAAGAATGGAAAGCTGTGAGAGATTTCTACAAGAAATGGGGTTTATAAAAACTAATAAAGCGCACAATTGGTTTGGTAAAAAATATGAGAAAGAAGTATTTCTAGACCAACCGTGGTCTGCTGGTGGACGATTTATTAGTTTAAAAATAACGATAAGAGAGGATAGGCAAGCTATACAGATAATAGCAATAGATAATAGTTTAGCTGAAATTCCTCTATATGAAGGATATTGTAAATCTGTAGAATACTTAAGACTCTTACTCCAGAACTTATTTGGAGGAGATGGTCATGATGAAGAATGGATAAATAATCAATTTAATGGTAAACTTTACATAGAAAATAAAGAATAGTGATAAATTCAGATAGCCTGCGCTTACTTTTATGCGTACAGGCTCTTACTGTATATATCCTAAGGGTACTGCTGAGTACATGAATTTCTGGACTGAGGAACAGGAGAGATGTATTAATGGTTATACTGCTGATGATGGTGACTTCATTAGTGGATATAACTATTTTTATTTAAACTATTGCCCTATTAACCGTACTGTAAATAGATTAGTAAATGGTCAAGTAGTATCAGAATAGGTAGTTACATTCCCTGACTTTTGGGATTATGACTACTATTATTTTTCATGTGTAAATGAAGCTAAATTAAAGGGTAAGCACTTATGTGTACTTAAGTCTAGACGTAAAGGTTACTCCTATAAAGGAGCCTCTATGTTATGTCGTAATTACTATCTAATACCTAATTCTAAGTCATATGTATATGCTTCTAATAAGCAATACTTAACAGATGATGGTATCCTTACCAAGGCGTGGGACTACTTAGACTTTATAGATGAACATACTGCATGGGGTAAGAAGAGATCAGTAAATACTCAACTACGTAAGCGTGCAGCTATGCTAGTTAAAGATGAGTATGGTAATGAGATTGAAGTAGGTTATAAGTCTGAAATCATTGGTGTTACTTTGAAGGATAATCCTGACGTAGTACGTGGTAAGAAGGCTAACTTAATCTTATTTGAAGAGGCTGGTTCTTTTAAAGAGTTAGGAGCAGCATGGCAGATTGCTAGACCTTCTGTAGAGAACGATGGTGTAGCATTTGCTACTATGATTGCATTTGGTACAGGTGGTGATGAAGACTCTAACTTCTATACTCTTAAAGATATGTTCTACAACCCTAAAGGTTATAACTGTTTAGAGTTAAATAACATATGGGATGAGAATGTAGATGGTACCTATAGTGGATTCTTTATACCTCAATATGCAAATATTGATATCCGTGATAAGCATGGTAAACGCTTATACATGGATGATGATGGGAATACTATACTTAGTGCAGCTATGCAGTTTGTACTAGGACAACGTAAGGAAGTAATAGATCACGCTACTAGTTCTACTGCAGTAGATAGATATGTTGCAGAGCGTTGTATTACTCCATCTGAAGCATGTTTGGAATTCAATGGTAATATATTCCCTAAGAAAGAATTACAAGAACAACTTGCTAGAATACGCACTAATAAGAAATTAACAAACCATAAACAAGTAGGTGATTTAGTATGGGAATCTAGTGGTAGTCTTAAATGGATACCAAAGAAGACTGGAGATATTACTCATTTCCCTCTATCTAAGAATAAGAATAAAGATGGATATGAGACCACTCAAGATGCTACTGGAGCTATAGTTATATGGGAACACCCAGTAAAAGATGCACCTGTTGGTTTGTACATACTTGGAGTAGACCCTTATGATCATGACCAATCTGGTACTAATTCATTAGGATCTACTTTTGTATATAAAAGATTTTAGAATTTTGAAAACTACTATGACATCATTGTGGCAGAGTACACAGGACGTCCTCCTACGGCTGAAGAATACTACGAAAACCTTCGTAAGTTAGCTATATACTATAATGGGAGGATCATGTACGAAAATGAGCGTAAAGGATTATTTCCTTATTTTACTGCTAAGCACTGTGATTACTTACTTGCTGATCAACCTGATATTATTTCCGATGTTGTTGGAAACTCCAAAGTACAAAGGAAAAAGGGATGCCACATGAATAAGTAGATCAAACAATGGGGCGAAGGATTGATTAAAGACTGGTTAAATGATGAGAAATCACCAGGTCATAAGAACCTCCATGAGATACTATCAGAACCGCTATTAGAAGAACTTATAGCCTATAATGACACAGGAAACTTTGACCGTGTAATGGCGTTTATGCAGGTTATGATTTATCGAGAACAACTATATAATGTAGTTGTTAAAGAGAAGAAAAAGACAAACAGAGAAAGGTTATTATTCGACGGACCTGTCTTTGCATAGGACTATAGTTATGACGATAACTTTGGTCAAGTCGATGAAGATGTATATACATTCAATTAACATAATATGAAGAGTAAAAATATTGGTTCGTTTCCAGTACAAAAACTGCCTATGTCTAAGAAGACTAAGGCATGGAGAGAAGCCTGTGTTGACTATATAATTGGTAAGTCAGGCTTTAGTAATGGTGGTGGCAGGAACGGACGTACTAGATACGAAGAGATGTAGACGTATTATGATCTATACAATAGTATCTATAATGAGAAGGATCTCTTGTACGTTACTAATCCATTTAAATAGAAGGATGGATTCCCCGCTACTGCACAGGATTACAACATAATTAAGCCTAAAATAGACTTACTATTGGGAGAAGAAACTAAGCGCCCATTCAACTTCAGAGTTGTACGTACTAGTGATAATGCAACTAGTGAAGTACAAGATAGAGCTAAATAGATGTTAGAAGACTATATTATGGCTACTATCATGAGTAAGTTAGGACCAGAAGAACAGTAGAGATATCAAGAAGCATTATAGAATGGAGAGATAATGCAGCCTGAATAGATATAGAAATATATCAGTAAGGACTATAAAGATATTGCTGAAACTACTGCTTATCATAGTCTTAATTACTTAAAGAATAAACTTAATGTTACACATGAATTCTATAAGGGTTGGAAAGATGCTCTAATTGCAGGAGAAGAAGTATACTATGTAGGTATACTTAATGGTGATCCTTACTTAGAGAGAGTTAATCCTCTATACTTTAGTTATGACTAGAGTATAGACTTAGAGTTCATTCATGACTCAGATTGGTGCTGTCGTAAGATGATTATGTCAGCTACAGAGATCTATGATAGATTCTATGATAAGATGTCAGAGAAGGATCTAAATGAGTTACTTTTTATGATTGATGACGTAAGCAGAGGAGGTATAGATCCTGAATTACGTAAAAGCTCTTTAGATTATCCACATTTTAAGATGAAGTCTATTACAGGTGATAATCCATTCAATGCTTCAGATAATATCAATGTATGGCATTGCTGTTGGAAATCATTCAAGAAGATAGGTTTTGTATCGTATATAGATCCGGAAACAGGTACAGTAGATGAACTCCAAGTAGATGAATCTTACAAGGTTACAGGAATGGAACTTAACGTAGAATGGACTTGGATTATTGAAGTATGGGAAGGCTATAGAATAGGTCAAGAGCTATATGTAGGAATACAGCCTCTTGAATATCAACACATCTCTGCAGACAATCTTAACTCATAGAAATTACCTTATACTGGAGTAGTATATAACAATACAAATAGTTCTCCTAGATCATTAGTAAGTATGATGAAGCCATTACAGTATATGTATATTGTGTTATGGTATAGACTTGAACTTGCAATGGCTAGAGATAAGGGTAAAGTACCAGTGATTGATGTTACTTAGATTCCTAAATCTATGGGTATTGATGTTAATAAATGGATGCATTACTTAGGTGCTCTAGGTGTAGCATTCATTAACCCATATGAAGAAGGTTGGGATATACCTGGACGTGAAGGTGGTAAGCCATCATAGTTTAATCAGTTCCAATCATTAGACCTTACTATGGCTAATACTATTGATCAATACATTAACCTGATGGATAAGATTGAATCAATGGTAGCTGAAATCTCAGGAGTAAGTAAATAGAGAGAAGGTTCAATTGCATCTAATGAACTAGTAGGTAATGTAGAAAGATCTGTAGTGCAATCAGCACATATTACTGAACCTTGGTTCTGGCAACATAATCAAGTAAAGAGAGAAGCTCTTACTATGTTACTAGATACATCTAAAGTAGCTTGGAAAGATAGCAATAAGAGATGCTTACATTATGTATTAGATGATGCTACTAGAGCATTCCTTACTCTATCTGATGACTTCTTCTATGAAGACATGGATATCTTTGTAGATGATACTACTAAGAATCAACAGCAAGTAGAAGCTCTTAAACAGCTTATGCAGCCTGCTATGCAGAATGGTGCTAGCTTACTTGATATTGCTGAGATCATTACTATGGATAATATTAGTATGATCAAACAACGTCTTGAGGATATTGAGCAGAAACGTATGGAACAACAGCAAGCCGCTGAGGAAGCTGCAGCACAACGTGAACAGCAATTGATACAGATATAGAATGAAACTAAAGAAGAAGAGTTAATGATCAAGGAAGCTGAAATGGATCTTAAGAAATATGAGATTGATGCTAATAATGCAACTAAGATCACAGTAGCTCAACTTAATGCTTATAGAGGAATTCAAGATATGGATCAGAATGATAATGGTATTCCAGATCCTATGGAGATTGCAGCTCAAGCTCTTGAAGAGAGAAAACAAGCATCTGAAGAAGCAGGTAAACAGTTTGAATTCAATGCTAAGATTCGTGAACAGAACATGAAGAAAGAGATTGAAGATAAAAAGGTTGCCTTAGAGAAAGAGAAGTTAGCTTCACAAGAGAGATTACAAAAACAGAAAGATAAAGCTGCATTAGAAAGAGAGAAATTGAAAGCTAGAACAGCATTAAAGAATAAAGTAGCAGGAGAGAAATAATATGAAGATTATCAGAAATAATATCATACCTTTTAAAGGTTTTAAAGCTATTAACTTATTTGGCATATTGTTTGTTAGAGGTAATGCTGAGTTATCAAATGAAGTAATCAATCACGAAAGCATACATACTGCTCAGATGAAAGAGATGTTGTATATACCATTCTATATTTGGTATGGTATAGAGCACTTATGTAAAAGATGGAACTATACAGCTAAAGAAGCTTATAGAGCTATCAGTTTTGAGAGAGAAGCTTACAACAATCAAGATAATCTAAATTACCTGAAAGAGCGTAAGCGTTATTCATGGTTTAACTTACTTAATAAGGAGAAATAATTATGGCTTGTGGTGGAAAGAAATCCGGTGGTAAAAAAGGTAAAGGTGGAAAGAAGTAATTGAGAAATTATGGATAGAAAAGCATTTAAATAGAGAATGCAGGAATTGAAGTCTTACCGGGAGCAGAATCCCGGTAAAGGCTATCTTGATTGGAAAGCTAGTAAGTATGCTGAAGGTGGGGAGACTCCTCCTACTAAATATAGAGGTGGATATGATAAATCTGGTAATATAGTAGTTCCAGTTACAAATGAGGATACTATTACAAATGTAACTACTCCTTAGGTAACTATTACTCCTAGAAATAATATCAGTTTGATTCCGTCTATTGATAAAGGTAGACGTGCTTTTGGTGATATTGGTAGAGAGGTTATATCTAATCTTACTCCATTTGGGGATATAGAATCTGCAGTTTATACATATGATTCTTTTAAGAATGATGACTGGTTAGGGGTAGGTCTTGGGTTAGCTAGCACACTCCCATTTGTGCCAATGACTGTAAGAGATTTTAATAGGTATTATAAAGGCATCAAACCTAGGACAGGGAAGTTTAGAGCCGAGAATAGACCTATACCTTCAGTTGATCCTTCTAGAGGATAGAGTGCAATCAATAATGTTCTTAATAAAGAATAGAGAGCTCAGGATGTATTGCTTAAAGCTAATAATGAAAGTTATAGATTAGCTGAGAGATTAATGGAAGATCCAGACTATATTAGAAGAGCAGGAGAAGTAGCTCGTAAGTATGGTGACGATTATCTTACTACTTATGCTGATCTGTTACAGGCATATGATGGTAATCCTAATTTGTTTCCAAAGGGAGTGAAAGATACTAATTCTAAGTTTAGAGCTTAGATGACAGTAAAAGATGATATACGGAAAGCTATAAATAAGGATGGTTATGTTCCAGGAATGGGTGATTTTCAATACAATATAGATACAGATGTTACAGATTTAAGTGGTAATGTTACTGTTCATGAAATGAATCATTACGTAGACTTTCTTAAGAATAAATCTCCTCATGCTGATGCTAATAGTAATATGTTCTATAAGATGAGTGAAGATATGGGAGGAGTAAGAATAGATGACGATGATCTTTATTACAGCCGTCCTACTGAGCAGAAAGCATATATGAATCAACTGAGAGAATATATGTTTGAAAATGGAGATATAGCTAGAAGAGGAGATAGAGTATCTAAAGATTTGTTGTAGAAAACTTTAGACAGACTAAAAGGTAATAGTAAATATGACTCTGTAATAAGAGCTAGCAAGTAGTTTGGAAATATGACTAAATATACTAAATGGTTTAATTCTATACCATTACTAGGCATAGGAGCTTTAGGAGTCAATAAATATTTCGTAAACAACGAAGGGGGGAATTATGATTTTCGACAAGAAAGATAAACGCTGTGAAAAAGTCAAAAATAAGCTAAAAGTTCTTCATAACATGTTAAGTAAGATTAGAGATGTTGAAGAACTCAATAGACACGAAGAAGGAGCATACTATATAACAGAAACTCCTTCTCATCTGTATCCTACATCACAAGAATATAAAGCTTACGACAAATATTGCGGTAGAAAATACTTCACTAACAAGGATAAAGACATTATCATAGATTATCTATTGGATTGCTTAGTTAATGATGAAGCGTTTGATTATTCAACATTAGGACCAAATATATACAAAAATGAACATAGCATATCCAATGTATCCGATACCTAGTTATAAGAAAGGTGGGATACATATTAAAAAGAAGAATAGAGGGAAGTTTACTAAGTCAGCTAAGGCTGCAGGACAAAGTGTACAAGCCCATGCACACAGTGTAATGAACAACCCTAAAGCTACCACTCTATAGAAAAAGAGAGCAAATTTTGCTATTCAAGCAAAGAAATGGGCTAAGAAAAGAAAGAAAAAATAAAATCTAATTATATATAATTATGGAAAATAAGAACACACTGAATGGTTTTGAGACTATATTAGATGTCTTTACCCCTAGTGTAGGTGCTGGTAAAACTAATAAAGAAGATATAGACAACAACTTGGAAGACGATCTGGATGTAGCATCTGAGGAACTGACTGATGAGGAATTGGAAGAACTTCGTAAGCCTAAGAAAGAAAAGAAGGTTGAAAAACGTAAACCTGAAGAAGATGAAGAAGAGGATGAAGAAGATGATATTGATGATTCTGAAGAGGAAGAAGAGGAAGAACCTGTAAAGAAGACTAAAAAGGCTAAGAAAGAGGAAGTTGAAGAGGAGAAGGAAGAAACAATCGAAACTGGTGAAGAAGAAGTTATCACTGGATTCTTTGATTCCCTTGCTCAACAGTTAGGTTGGGACGATGTAGAAGATGATGAGAAACCTAAGACTGCAGAGGACCTGATTGACTATTTTAAAGAAGTAATTGAAGAAAACTCTACACCTAAATACTCTAGCGAAGAAGTAGAGAAATTGGATGAATTTGTACGTAATGGAGGCAATCTTAAAGATTATTTTAGTATTGATGCTGATATCGATCTTACTGATATCGAGGTGGAGGATAACGAAATAAACCAGAAGATAGTAGTTAAGGAACTATTGAAGGAAAAAGGTTATTCGGCTAAGTCGATTGAGAAGAAACTTACTAAGTATGAAGAAGCCGGTATCTTGGAAGATGAGGCTATTGACGCTTTAGAGGAGCTTAGAGAGATCAAGGATAAAAAGAAAGAACAGCTATTAGTCAATCAACAGAAGTAGGCTGAAGAGGCTTAGAGACAGCAACAGGAGTTTTTCGAGAACGTTGTAACTGAGATAAAAGGCATGAATAGCATATATGGTGTAGAAGTTCCTGAGAAAGACAAGCGTGCTTTGTTGGAATACATCTTTAAAGCTGATGCAAACGGTGTTACCAGGTATCAGAAGGATTATGCTAAGAGCTTGAAGAATTTAATCACATCTGCTTACTTCACTATGAAAGGCGATAGTCTTATTGATATTGCTAAGAAGAAAGGAAAGAGAGATGCTATAGATACTTTCAAATCTAGTTTGACTAAGAATAAAGGTATCTCTACTAAATCTAAGAAACAGACTGTGAACAGTAATGATGACGGTTCTATTTGGGACGTCTTCACACGACAACTACGTGTCGCATAATAAATAATATTTTACAATAAATTTTTAAAATTACTAGTATTTTATGGAGAATAATATTCTTAATAACCTCCAACTCTACAAAGGTAAATGGTTTTCTGACTTGATTGATACGAATAAGATTTCGTATGCTTCTCAGTAGAATCCGTATCAGGTTGCTTCTGTACTGTCTATCGTATTCGGTATGAAGGATAGCGGTTATAGCACCTCTTTGGATATGTTGACAGGTGGACTTGGTAATGTTATGACAATCGATCAGCCTTCTTTCGAATGGTCTGTAATGATCGATGCTGACAGAGCCGTAACAATTAGAGATGCTAAATGGAATGGCGCTGCTATCACTGCTAACTCTACAGCTGGTTTGGGTAATACACCTATCATGTTGTGGTTGGAAGATAACTGGTTCGGTCCTGGTGCTATTCTTGAATTTGATAACAAGGAATTCCAAGTACGTGTAGCTGGTGCCCCTTACCAGGATGGTAATCTGTGGGTATATACTTGCTTCGTAGCTGATGGTCAGCCGACTTCTTATATTCCTTCTGAATGGCTTGCTGCTGGATGCCAAGTTTCTCGTCTTGCTTCTGCATACGAAGAATATAGTGAAGAGGGTGATATCTTGAACTACAACACTCACTTCAAGATGCGTAACTACCTTACTACTATCCGTATTAACTACGATATCACTGGTTCAGCTTATTCTACAGTAATGGCTATCGCTCTGAAAGATCCCGCAACTGGTAAGACTTCTTATCTGTGGGCTGATTATCAGGAATGGAAAGCTTTGCGTGAATGGTATAAGAGATGTGAACGTATGTTGGTTTACATGAAGACTAATGTTAACAAAGATGGTTCTTGTAACTTGAAGGGTACTAATGGTCGTCCTGTATTCATTGGTGCTGGTTTGCTCGAACAGATCGCTCCGTCTAACAGACGTTACTATACTAAGTTGAGTGGTGAAATGTTGGAAGACTTCTTGTTTGACCTGTCTTACAACTGTTTGGGTACTAACGAACGTAAGTTTGTTGCCTTGACTGGTGAAATGGGTATGCGTGAATTTGATCGCATCCTGAAAGAAAAAGTAGCTACCATGAATTTGGTTGATACAGTATTCGTAACTGGTTCTGGTGATAACTTGAAGTTTGGTGGTCAGTTCAAGACTTACTCAATGACTAATGGTATTGAGTTGACATTGAAGTATTTCCCGTTGTATGACGATACGACTTACAACCGTGAACTTCACCCGATCACTCTGAAACCGAAAGAATCATACCGTATGACTTTCTTGGATCTTGGTCGTCGTGATGGCGAAGCTAATATCGTGAAAGTAGTACGTAAAGATCGTGAATTCGTAACTTGGTACACTGGTGGTGCTGTTGCTCCGTCTGGTTATGCTAAGTCTAAAGATACTCTGAGATCTAACGGTAAGGACGGTTATACCGTATTCTTTTTGGGAGAAATGGGAATAATGTTGAGGGACCCTCGTGCGTGTGGAGAACTGATATTAGAATAATAGCTAAATGTTAAAGTTTGTTAATTAATTACAGTTATCAGAAACATTGTGGTTAGTTAGACGTTTTAGTTATGTTAACTAAAACTTGAATAACTATGATGAGATCATACGATGTTTATAAGATAACTAATAAGATTAATAACAAGATTTATATTGGTATAACAAGTAAAGGAATAAGTGCTCGGTGGAAGGAACATCTTTATAATGCCGAGCACGGATGTCCTTTTAAATTACACAATGCTTTACGTAAGTATGGCAAAGAGAACTTCTCAATTGAGCTTATTGATTTTTGTAATAGTTGGGAAGAACTTGAAGAAAAAGAAAAATATTATATTTCTGAGTATAAAACTCTGCAAGACGAATTTGGTTATAATATGACTGAAGGTGGAGATGGTACTATCGGTAGATATGTTACTATAGAAACTAGAGACAAAATTCGTCAAAAAGCAATAGGTAGAGAAGTATCTGAAGAGACTAGAGAAAAGTTATCTGAAGCTGGAAAAGTTAGAACAGAAGGTAGAAAAGCTTATTGGAATTCTGGTAGAATTGGAGATAATAGACGCAAACCTATTCTGCAATATACTAAAGAAGGTAACTTCATTAAAGAATTTGAAGGAGTAAATATAGCAGCTAAAGAATTAGGAATAAGTGCTACTACTATTATTACAGCGCTTAAACATCAAAATATAGTAGGATCTAAAAGAAATCCTTATATATGGGTTTATAAATCCGAATATCCAGATGTTCCTAATACAGTTCCCGCTAGTTTATATGCTAAGGATCCTAGTTGGAAACCTACTATTACTGAAACTTGTAGAAGAGCTAATTTAGAAAAAAGATCTAATAAACAACTCACAGAAAATCAGTTAAAAGCAGCTATAGACAATGGAATGAAAACAGCAAAAAGTATTTGTCAGTATGATAAAGAAAATAACTTAATAGCTGAATTTCCTTCTATTATGGAGGCATCTAGATCTACTAATTCTGACAGACGTTCTATTCAAAGACAACTTCAAAATCCTATAGATTTTACTAATAAGAGAGCTTGGAATAACGCAAAATATATTTGGAAATATAAAGAATAACAGGAAACATCTAATACGAAGTATTATGGAAGTAATCGTTAGAATCATGAAAGTCAATCCGTGGACTGGTCTTACTAAATGGCCTACTACATATGATTATGTAGGACCTTATTGGACACGCAACGGAAATATCTACACTGGCTTGAGCACAGCTGATGCTCGTAGATTAGAGAAAGCCTTAGGTAAGCAAGAAGGAGAATTGAATCCAGATAGTGAATTCTGGGATACCTTTGCAGTAAAGATTGGTAAAAAGGATGTTATTCTTGATACTGATAGACCGTTGGATGAATTGCAGTATTTGTTCTTGAAAGGACATAAACGTGTAGCTGATGGACTGTCCAATATGAATCCTTCAAAGGATTATGTATTGATTAACAAGGATGCAGAAGCTGAACAGACTAATCGTATTAACAAAGCTAAGCGTGAAGCTTATAGAGAATTGGATAAGATGTCTATAGAAGATATGCGCAAGTGTTTGCGTCTATATGGTATGAAATCTGATACAATGTCTAATGAGTTAGTTGAAGCTAAGCTTTCTGAACAGGTTGAAACATCTCCAGAGAAATTCATGCTTAAATGGGTAAACAACCCCAATAAAGAAATTAACTTCGTAATTGAAGAAGCAATTGCTAAAAACATTATCAGAAAGAGTCGTACACAATATTTCTTTGGAACAGATCTTATTGGTAATGGTATTGATGATGTAATTGCATTCTTACAAGATAAGAAGAATCAAGACATTAAACTAGCAATACTTAATGAGATAAAGTCTAAGTAATGAAAGTATAGGATATACATAAAGCATTTAAGGTTGCAATGGATAAAAATGCACAGGCAGTTGCTTATGGTGGCTGCCCTGCTTTTTTGCCAGCAGAAGAAGACCTATTTCTCAACTAGGCTTATAATGAAATCATAAGTAACAAGTTTACTGGTACTACTGTAACTAAGGTTGCATTTGAAGGTAGTGTAAACAGAATTGCTGATTTAGAAGGTCTTATCATAACTGAAGACGGTCTACCAATAACTACTAGTTTACTTGAGAACTCTGTTATACTAGAGGACTTTACTAATGAAACTGGTGTAAATAAAGGCTATCGTAGAATGTTCTATGTATCTTGTATATTAATGTTTGATAACCTTGAATAGTTCTAGGAAACTCAATAGATAACTTGTACATTAGTAGATCACGAAACAGCTAGAAGATTCAAAAAGACTTATAATAATAGACCTTGGATTGATATTCCAGTAGCTACTATAGAAGACAATAAGCTCAAGATATACTATGATGATGTTACTATGAAAGATCCTTCAGGTATCATACTTACTTATGTTAAGCGACCAGAAGTAATAGACTACACTAAACCAGATATGGATATTACCGAAGTACCAGAGTATGTTATGTATGAAGTGATTAATAGAGCAGCTGTAATAGCACTTGAGAACATAGAGTCATAGAGAACTGGAACTAAAGTACAAATTAATAACTTACAAGAATAATGTCAGCGAGAGAGATGCAAGTAGAATTCGAGAGACGTATAACCCTTATGAATCCCGATTTCGAATTAAAAGAAAAGGTTACTTCTGATACTATCTTCTCATTTCTAAATGCTTTTACGGAACGCTTTGTACGTTTAAACTATTTACAAGAAGATGCTGTTCTAGATGGTACTAGAGCTCAAAAGAAGAATCAAGATGCTATTAAAGGACTTATAGTCAGAGGTATCTATCCTGTAATAGAAGATAAATATAATTCTGATAAGTTATCCGATAGAGCTGTTCTTCCTACAGACTATTTCTTGTATATAAGAAGTAACAGTATACTGTCTAAGAACTATAAGTTAGAGAATGAGATTGAAGATGAAACTCAATATGTAATTACTCCTAATAAGACTATTAGAGAGGATGACGCAGAAAAGATATTATCTACATACTATAATAAAGCTATCATGCTTAATCCATATGTAGTATTGAATGCAGGTAATAATACAGATGCTGAAAAGAATCTCTATATTAATCTTATTCATGATGAGTATACTATAATTAAGAAAGTAGATTTAGTATACTATCGTAAACCTAAGAAGTTTGATGTAATTGGAGTAGATGGTGTAAAGGTACTAGATCATTGTGAGCTTCCTGAGAATGTTCATATGGAGATTGTAGAAGGTGCTGTTGAGATGTTCATCACAGAAGCTAAATATCGTCTAGCTACTAGACAACAGAATGACTAATTATGAGATTCATAGATTTACAAGAAGCTTTAGAGGTAGAGATAAATAAGTTAGATGATAATCTGACAAAGCCTACTACACTTATATCAGAGTACTTCCTTAATACAGCTCTTGATAAATTTTGGAAAACAAGGTATTCTGAAAACAATTTTAAAAGAGAGTCTTTTGAGTAGACTCAAAAACGTATAGATGATTTGCGTACTTTAGTAACTCAGTATTTATATACTGATGAAGTAGTTAAAGTAAGTAATGAACTATATACTGTACAACTCCCAAGTGATTATCTAATCTTACTAGGAGATACAGCTGGGATAGCCCCTGCAGATGGTATGACATTACCATGTTGGGAAAAAGATAGTAATGGTAAATATGTGATTAAGAACACAGATACTATAGAGGCTACTATAGACACTATAGATAGAATCAAAGAGAATTCTTTATCAGAATACCATCTACACTATGCTAAAGCTAGACCAATCAGATTAATACAAGGAGATAGTATTAAACTGAGCACAGATGGAAAGTACAAAGTAGCACAGTATTTACTGACTTACTTACGTAAACCTGTTAAGATAGATTTACATACTAACCCATTTGCACAATACACTGATATGCCAGACCATACTCATATAGAGATAGTTAAGTTAGCTGCTCAAATGTATATAGAGAATCAGGCAGATCCAAGATATAACACCTATACTAACGAAACAGTTAGTATGGAATAAAAACCCAAAGCGCTTACTAACGTGGAAATCTGAAATAAGGAAAGTAGAAAGTAAGCAATATAGACTAAGCGCTTGTATGTCTAATTAAAATTTGATTTATATTATATGATAACTTCAGTACATACCGTTCTTATCGGTAAAAATTGTCCTACAGCTTATACCACTGCAGACGCATTGAATGCAGGTGATGTTGCATTGTTTGATGAAAATAAGGCAATCATTAAAACTGCCGCAGCTGCTGTTGATGCTGCTTCGCTGTATGTTGGTGTTGCAGGTCCTAAAATGAGTGTTACAATGCCGGACGGTACAATCGCTCAAAAGGCTAACATCGAATTCTCTACAGAAATCCAGAAGGCTTCTAAACCATCTGCAGTAGTAGGTGAATACGTTGCACCTTCTCAAGAAAAAGTAACTGTTACTCTGACTGATGCAACAATCGTAGCTGGTAACCGTTACGTATTGCGTATTTATTACAAAGACTTGTATGAAGATAAGTCTCAGTTCACTCACACATATGAACAATATGCTACAAGTGCAACTGCTGCTGATCTGGCTTCAGCTTTTGCTAAACAGATCAATAGTCACAAAGGTCGTAGAGTACAGGCTACTGTAGCTGCTGCTGTTTTGACACTGACTGCTCTTCCTAAAGATGACAATGAAGGTGTAGATTCTATTAATGAATACTCTATTGTATCTATGGAAGTATCTTTGTATCAGACTATTCCTGGTGCACTGTTGGCTAATCAACCTGCTGCCGTTCCTGGTGCTGTAATCGCTAAGACTGTAGGTAATCCTGGTAAAGGTTACTGGAAGCAAGTACGTGATACAGAAGCTCGTAATATGGGTTACAAAGGTCATGTATTCACTGGTGCATATCCTATCGTAGAGCAGGCTCGTAAGGTTGTTGAAGATAAAACTTATGACTATGCTATCATCGAAAATGATAACTTGTACCTGAGCAATGATAACCAGTACATTAAGACTACTCCGCTTACTACTGAATTGTATGTAGAAGCTGGTTCTCTGAAAGACTCTATCGTTGATAAAGGTTTGCAGTCATTCATCACTGGTGAAGCTGTAGCTTAATAATAAAATTTCAGTATGCTGATAAAGAGGGCTATTGGGCTAATTAGCCTGATAGCCTTTTTTAATTTATAAAGATATGACGGTAACAAAAAAAATACTAACTGAAAAAGGATTGCAATTGAGACTTAGTGATTCTACTATAGAAATCGAGCATATCTATATTGATAAAGCTAGTAATTATAAGAATGCATATAGCACTAACTCTGCTGATCATACTATAATGCCTGGCTATACACAAACCGAAGATAAAATATTAATTAATCCACCTGCAGATACTCCTACTTTCTTTACTATTAGTTTATTCTATCATGAAGGAGAAGAAGAAGTATGTACAGTAATCATGTTTGTAAATGAATTTAGTTTGTTTAAAGCTAAGAGTAAATACCTACAAATATTTGATGAAGACTGTGGATTGTGTAACAATGTAGACAGTTGCAAGCCCTGTGACAGCAAACGGAAACGTTATGCTATGATGACATATATGATGCGCTTAAATCTATTTCATCAGTGTTACAAGAATAATAACTTAAAAGGAGCTGTTAAATATTATATCGATGCATGTCGAATGTATAATATGGATAAAATAGCTTGGCAAAATATTAACTTAGATCCAGACTATTATAAAGTATCAGGTAATCTATATAGTCTATTCAATACTATGAATGAATGGATTAAACATAATGGTACTCCTTGTGAGAAGAAGATAATTCAAGCATTACTTATTGGTGACTTATATAGCCTTATATTTGGTATGGGTAGTCAAGATGGTAGACCTGAATGGATTCTTGAAGATCATATATGGAATATGGAAGATGAATTCTGGTTTGGTGATGGTATTTGGAAATTCTAAAATAATTGAACATGATAACAAGAATTAGAGAAGGAATGAGTGGCCAGAAGGTGGCCGAAATTATTGATTCTAACTTTGACTACTTAGAGAATAAACAAAATACCAAATTTGATCAGTAGGATATATATATTGATGGTAAACTCTCTGAGTACGAGCAATAGATCAAAGACCTTACAGAACAATCTTTTATAAAGGTTGATGAAGAAGACCTTACTGTAGAAGATGGCGCTGCTAAATTCAATGATAGAGAATATACAGCTACTAATGGTAAAGGTTATAAAATCTTAAGAAGAAGATTGTATCATGGTAAGTATTTGCTTATGCCTGAAGATTTTAATAGCTCAAATACTATATATGAAATCAGGTATAACTTTACTTTGAATGGTAATATTGTAAACTTGCCAGATAATTGTATACTTAGATTTGATGGTGGTAAGATAGAGAATGGTACTCTTAATTTGAATGGAGCTTCAGTAGAACCTGCAGATCAAGATATGAGTGAATACTTTGCAGAAGACCTTACAGTTACAGGATTTAAAGCAGGATAGACTTTCTATGATAAAGAGATAGAAGCTTTAAAGACTTGGGACGGTGAAGATTGGACAAACGTAGATGGAACATTAGTTAGTAAAGTAGTAATATTATAATTATGGAAGTAACAGTAAACATAATAGATACTCTGTTTACTACAATACCCAAAGATACAGTAGTGGCTAACTATACTATTGATGAGTAGAATGTAGATCTTAAAATGCTTAATTCATTGTATTACTTTGATGAGGCTAATAAGACTATTTTAACTGCTAAGAATATTAATAGTAATAACTTAGAGGCTATTAATTTTACTGTTAGGAATTGGGTAACGGCTGAACAGATTGAAATAAATGACAAATATCCCAAAGTAATAGCAAAGGTTTAGAATAAGTTCAATAAACCCAATGTTATTTATAAGATTACGAAGGATTATGATCTGAATCACTGTATACTGACTATTCCTGAAGGTTGTACTTTATAGTTTGAAGGTGGAACTATTACAAATGGAGTTGTTATTGGAGATATAAATAATGATTTTGTTGACATAACTTGGTTTGGAGCAAAGGAAAATACAGATTCAAGTGGTGCTATTCAAAATGCAATAAATGTGTGTAATAAAGTTTACATACCTAAAGTTTCTGAAGGTGCTTTATTTATAATACAAGAAGATATTTATATAAATAAGCCAACCCAAATATACGGAGAATTAGGTAACAAAATAGGTAATCTAGAAGATATTACAACTCTTACTTTATTCAAAGTAGTAGACACTGAGCACGTACATTTTTATAATCTTAACTTAACTAATGGAACCGCATCTACAGAGAAAGTTACTAGAGAAATATCTGGAGCAATTAATATAGATAATTGTACAGATATAACTATAGATAACTGTAAAATAGATAATGTATTTGGACATTGGGGAGTTAAAGTTAGAAACACTACAAATATAAAAGTAGAACATACTTCTTTCAGTAATATAACATATAATATGTTATTCTTTGAAGAAGGTTGTAGAAATATATTAGTTAATAATTGTTCTTTTATTAATGTAACTTCTTTGTATGAAGCAGATAGAAAATATATGGTTTCAACAGGAGTTACTAACTATACTGACCCATTTCCTGTAAGAGTTGATAACTTTAAAGTTACTAACTGCTATTTTGAGAATAATAGTTTTTGGGAAGCTATAGATTCACATGGAGGCACTAATGTTATTATTGAAAATAATATAATAAAAAACTGTGCAATAGGTATAGCGGTTAATGCTGATAATAGACCTGCTTTATCAATTCCTACAGATAACGTAATTATACAAAACAATTATATTGAAGGCTGGGCAGGTAGAAAAAACTACTTTGGTATTAATGCAACCAGTGGTGTGTATGATTATTTTGGTACAAATTATTATATAGCAAATAATATTGTTATTGATTATAATACTGATAACAACAATATTAGTGGCGCTATTAGATTAGTAGGACTAAGAAATGCTACAGTAATTAATAATGTAGTAAAAAGTACTTCTAGCGCAATTAATAGAATATATAATGGTATATATTTAGTTACTTGTTTAGACTCCATTATTTCGGAAAATAATGTGAGTAATTGTATTTACGGTATACGTTGCGAAAGAGGTGACTATAATATTAAAATAACATCTAATATATTTAAAGATTTAGATAGAGCTAATATAGTAATAAATAATACCTATTCGGGTTTATTAGATATATCTGGAAATATAACTACTCCAACAAATAGTGGAGATGCTGTATTTACTAATTCCACTAATTGCACAGGAATTAAAACTGATTGGATTATTGGTAAAAAAGGATTTTTCATAAGAACTTTAGACCAAAGACCTTTATTTGCCTACACTCATGATAATATTAAAAGAAATGGTTCTACAATGAATGTTCTATTAACTGTTAGTTCGACAGGGGAGTTAAGAGTTAAAGATGAAACTGTTGATCTTTTAAGATATATTACTGAGTCTGAGTCATTAACTCTGAATAGTAATAGCACTAATTATCCAGTTATTATTGATAAATTCACATCTCCCTATAGAGCTCAAATACTAAATTGGACAGGAGGAGATGTAGAAATAGAATCAATTACATATGATACTTGTGAATGTGTATCTGTTACAAGTGAAGTAAAGGATTCTATTGAGAATCTCAATAATGTTTTTGTAGGTTATGAATATTTCAATAAATCTACTAATCAAATAATGACTAAAGATAATACTGGATAGTGGCTTAATATGGACGGCACTTTGTACAATAAAGTGAAAATATTATCTGATAAATCATTTATAAATAACGTTGGACAAAATAAGATTATTAAAATAGTATCTGACATAGATCTCCAAGGAGAAGAACTAATAATACCTTATAACTGCACACTAGACTTCTAGGGTGGTAGTTTTAGTAATGGTACTATTGTGGGGAGTAATACAAGATTTAGTGGAAATATAAAATTAGATACTACATTAACTTTTAGTGGAACTTATTTATTAGATACTGTAAATGTAGATTGGTTTTATACTAATAGAGGTTTGAATGCTTCCCCTTATATACAAGCTGCTTTAGATTTTGCTAAACTTATTAAAGCATCTGTAACTTTTGGAAATAAATTAACATCTGGATATATTATTAAAACCACTTTAAATTGCGATGTTCCTATTATTGGAAATAATGCAAGATTATCAAGTACTACTGTTGGAGTATTAAATTGTAAAAACGAATGTAGTATAGAAAATTTATATATAGATTTTTATCCATATCAAGGAGCTTCTGATGTAACAGATAATAAAGTAATTGCTATAAATATAGGAGGAGAAACATCTACTTATAATCATTATATTAATAATGTTACTATTGATGGATTCTATTATGGAATAGTAATGACTAATTCTTGGAATCTAAGATGTTCTAATTTGAGAATTATTAGAACAAGAATAGGTATTCAAGCTTATGGTAAGTGTGTTAATAATAGTATTGTTAATGCTAATATTGATTGTAAAGGAACAAATTCTATATGTATTGCATTTAATGATGAAGTAGATCATGCAGCTTCGACTTATTTAAGTGAAGGATGGACTATAAGTAATTCTATATTAACTTCTGCGCAATATGGTATATTTGGAGTTAATATGAGTAATACTTTTATATCTAATTGTATTATAGATTTGTGTTCCAAAAATGCTATAAAATTTTCTTTAAATAGTCTTAATATTAGGATAGTAGATAATTACTTAGCATGTCTTGCTAATGGAATAGATGTTATTAATTTTAGTGGTCAAAATGTATTAAATAATGAAGATGCAGGTATCATAATTAGCAATAATACTATTAAAAGTTATTATTCAGATTCAGGTTCTTGTAATGGAATTAATATAGGTGAAGGTACTTATGAATCTATTTATATATTAGGTAACACTATTAGTAACTTAGGAGGTATAGGTATTGTATCTTTAAATGGAGAAATAACACATATAAATGTTTCTGACAATAGATTTAAAATAAATGTTGGTGGATATTTTTATGTATTAAAAGCTACAAATAAGTATATTGCTAATAATAATGCAATAGATAATTATAATAATTCAGGTATAAAAGTAGCTAATAAAATGATAATTGTGGCAGATAGTGCTCCTACTTCTAATACAAAAACTTGGAACGCAGGAGATATTTGTTTAAATTCTAATGCTTCTGCCGGTTCTATTATTGGTTGGTTTTGTGCTACTTCTGGTTCTCCGGGTACTTGGTTTCCTATTGGAACAATAGAACAATATGCTGGATTAAAAAAACAAGGGACTACTGCTGAAAGACCTGCAATGAATCAAAATTATATTGGTGCTACATATTATGATACTACACTTAAAAAAATGATTTTATGGAACGGTACTGCTTGGACTAATTTAGATGGTACAGCTTTAAATTGATAAGATATGAATATACAAAATAAATTTAAAAAAGCTAATGTAATCTACAAGATTACTAAAGACTATGATTTAGACGGCTCAGCTTTAATTATTCCTGTAGGCTGTACATTGGATTTCTAGGGCGGTTCATTTGCAAATGGTACGATTCAAGGTCACTATACGAAGATTAAAGCTCCTGAGAAAGTAATATTCAAATCTGATATTATTATTGATGGAGACTGGGACATCTAGGATATATATGATGAATGGTTTGAATTTGATCCTACTCCTGAAGCTATTAGTAATAATGTCATTAAGAATATATTAGCATTATCAAATGATAATATAAATAATACTATTCACTTTGAAGCTGATAGAACCTATTACTTTGAATTACCATATAAAGGTAGAGCTAATTTAGGAGATGATGTAAGACCTGATTATTGGAAACTTAATACAGAAGAATATTCTTTCTTAAGAATATTTACTGGTGTTACTTCTAATACTCATCTTATATTCAACAATACTCTCCAGATGATTCCTACTAATCAAGGTGCTTACTTTATCTTTCATATAGAAAGTAAAGAGAATATTCAGATTAGTGGTACAGGTACTATTAATGGCGACGCTAAAGATCATCTATATACTGATCCATTTGCTGGTAATAATTATTATGGTGAATGGGGACATGTTCTTAATTTCAGAAGTTGTAATAATATAATAATTAGAGATATTACTGTAGGATATGCATTTGGTGATGGAATAGCATTAGGAAATGCTACTTATAACAATAATGGAACAAAAGCAGCTGGATTAGCTACAAAAAATGTTACAGTTGATGGAGTAAAAGTATTATATGCAAGACGTAATGGTATATCTTTAGGGGGTAATAATTATAGTATAACTAATGTCTATTTTGAAGGAAACGGTAGTGATACTATTAGAGGTACTGCTCCTATGGCGGCAATTGACTTTGAGAATGATTACGTAGACATAGAACCTTCTGGTTTATGTAAGAATGTCTCTATGAGTAATTGTAAGTTTAAAGATAATAAATATGATGTTTCCTCTACTATTAGAGATGATTTATATGAAGTTCCAAGAGGAGAATTAGTTAATATTAGTGATTGTAATTTTACTTCTCCACTTCGTTTAAATAGAACTAATGGACTTACATTTAGTAATTGTCATATAGTAGGCATAACTAATGTTGATAATTCTATTGCAGCTTGGTATGTAAGTAAAGATTTAGTATTTAGTAACTGTATATTTGATGAGCTTAATCCTTATCTTGCTATTAGTGCAGAAGAACAAGATAAAAAGTTTATTAATCCTACATATCCTGAGGATATTAGGTATACTACTACTTTTCAATAGAATATGGGTACTGGTAGAGCATTAAAATTTACTATACCTAAACCATTAGTAGGAGAAGTAGAATTTACGGCATTTTGTAGTAATCCTAATTATTATAATATACAGATGCCTATGAATACTACAACTTATACTTTTGGTCCGAGTCAAAGATTAACTGGCATTAGAGATGCAAAAATAAAATTAGCTCAAGATAGTACTCCAAGATATGCTTCATATAAAAATACTCCTGTGTTTTCTTATATAAATTATGCAGAAGATGCTAATAATTTTATTATATATTTTGCTATAGGAGGAGATCTGATTAATGATCCTTTAGGAGGAAATACTTCTGTTAACATATTCTTAACCTCTAAAACTAAGTTTATAACTGTACAAGCTCCTGTAAGTGGACGACCTGATTATGCTGGTATGTATGGAGGTAAATGGTCTCAACTATCTGCTATTATAAAAGAAGGTATTGCTGTATCTGATATACCAGAAGCTGTAACTTTTCCATCTAAGGAATTATACGAAGCTAATTTGTTAGCTGATATGCCTGATAACCTTACGTCTGATAAAGTAGGTAAAAGTGTGTTTGTTTTAGACTCTACTTATAGACGCCCAGCTTTTTGGGATAGTTATAGTAATGTATTTAGAACTGCTGACGGTAATAGACTATTTGAAAGAAGAGTTACATCACAAGCTGAATTAGATACTTTAACTGCTAAGTTAAATGATGCAGATAGAGGATATGTAGTTTTTATTACTACTTTTGATAGCTATCTTACATGGGATGGTATTCAATGGATAAATGAAGATGGTAGTTTATTCTCTGAAGTAAAGTTTATAAAAAGAACAGTAGCTATTGATGTATTAAATGTTTTATTCAGTTATAGCAATGTAATTTATAGGATAACAGGAGGTATAGATTTAGGTAATGGAGAATTAACCATTGCAAGTGGTTGTACTTTAGATTTTCAAGGAGGAAGTATTGTTAACGGTACTATAGTAGGAAGTAACACTAAGATAAAGGCAGGACTGAATAAGATATTTGATACTAATATTACTCTTAACGGTAGTTGGAATGTAAATGAAGTATATCCTGAATGGTTTGGAATAATAGGTATAGATGCTAATTAGGATACGGCTTGCATTCAAAAAGCTATTGATTCTTGTATAAGTACTAATTTTAAATCTGTTGTTTTACAAAATCGAATTTATTAGATAAATAGTGTATTAAATATAACTACTAACTGTAAAATAGAAGGAACTAGTTCTCAAGTTTGGGATAGAGGTACTTCAACAAGATTAGTTTTAGCTGAAAATATTACAGGTATAAGTGTGCAATTTACAGGAGTAGAAATACGCAATATTAAAATAACTGGTAATACTACTAATACAGGTATTAGTTTTACTAATAGTTCTTATTATTTTTCTGCTTATAAAATTGTAACTACAGGTCTTGGAATAGGTTTTGATATATAGCATTCCTGGACTTATGACTTTACTTTATGTAGAATAGAAGGAGGAACTATCGGTTTCAAAATTTAGGAAGGTACAAGTGCTACGTTTAATTCTTGTGTTGCGTTTTCATGTACTGAATATGGTTTTTATGTTGTTAAATTAAATTATGGTAGCTTTAATGGATGTGGTACAGATGGATGTAAATATGGATTTTATTTTACAGATGCAGTAAGAGGATGTACATTATCTTCTTGTGGTAGTGAAAATGTTAAAGAAGGTGGTTATATGGTGAAATGCGGAAATAGAGCTTATGTCACTATTACTGCATATAGCGTAGGAACAATGCAAAATGTAAACTGCGATTTATTTATATTTGAAGATGGTTGTAGAGTAAGTTTAATAGATTTAAATGTAGGATCTTTATATCATCCAACGGGAAATACACTAACTGTAAGTAGTGGAGCTTCCGTTACTCTTATTAATTGCTATTTAACTGGTACTTCTACTGGATTAGAGTATTGTAATGACATTAATACAATAAAGTCGAATCTTAGAGATACTTCTATTACCAAGATAAACACTATAGAAAAAACTACGCCTTCTATAGCTAATTAGGGAACTTATACAGTCACACAAGTACCTTTAAATTCAGTTTATATCGCAACTAGTGTAGCTACAGGAAATACTACATCAAGAGCTGCAGCTTTTATTATAGTTCCAAATGCTTATGAATCTGCTTCTGTAGATGATCTTATAACTGATGGATATTGTAATTTTTCAGTAGACTCTTCTGGAAACATAATAGTAACAAATGCAAGTGCGGCTGCTAAAGCTTATACTATTTCTTTATTAAGAATTAAATAAACTAAACATGAACGACGAACAGCAATTGAGAATTGAAGCTATGAAGTTAGCAGCTCAACTAATTAGAGATTATAAATTAAAAGACAATTTAATAACTTTGTCTAAGAAAGTATATAAATTCTTACAGTAGGAAGAAATTTAACTATGAAGAATATAAGATTAATAAATAATGAATTAATACAACCTATTCTTGAAGGTATGACAGGATAGGAAGCAGCAGATGTTATCCAGACTAACTTTGAGTAGCTGGATAACTCTAAAGCTCCTATAACTGTAGTTAGTGATATAACTGATATCAAAGAGGAATAGGTAAAGCTTGCAGATAGGATTGAAGAAGTTAATCTAGATATACCTACTGTAAAGATTGGTTAGGTTGCTTCAGCTAAAGGAGCTCAACCTGATGTAAATAATGTAGGATCTGATAGACAAATAGTATTAGATTTTGTATTACCAGATACTAATACAGTTAATGTAGGTGAAACTACTACTGTAGCTTAGGATAAACCTGCAAAGGTAACTAATGTGGGTACTAAGTGGGATGCTGTATTTAACTTTGATATACCTAAAGGTTTTACAGGTTCTAAAGGAGAAAAAGGTGACGGTTATCAACTAACAGGCTGGGTAGATGCAGTAGCATCTTTACCTTCTACTGCAAGCATAGGCACAGCTTATGCAGTTGGTACAGCTACTCCATATAGTTTATACGTATGGAAGGATAATACTTCTAAATGGGTCAATGTAGGATCTTTGACGGAGGTAAAGTCTGGGATCTTTGACGGAGGTAGAGCTGACAGTAAATATGGTGGTACTAGAACAATAGATTGTGGTGGTGCAGATGCATTTGTAATTTAAGATTAATTATGGAAAGAATACAATTGAGAAGGGATTTATCTACTAAATGGGTAGAGATTAATCCTATATTAATGGAAGGTGAAGTTGGATTCGAGACTGATACTAAGTTAAGGAAAATAGGTGATGGTGTAACTAAATGGAATAATCTTGAGTATTTAGCTGCTGAGAATATTGTACAAGAATTAGGGAATAGTGAAAATACAACAATAAGCCAGAAAGTTGTAAGTGAATCTTTAGATGGACTTCGAGGTAATTTTTTTACGATACCTTTTTATGGATTAAACTATATAAATGGGTTACCAGTATCTCAAGTAGATAATAGTTATTCTATTACTCCATTTATTGATTTGAATAAAGAGTCTGATTTAATAGTTTCTGGATGGGTCGGTTCTGAAAATGTTGCATTATTATGTTTTTACGATAAAGATAATGCTTTTATATCTTCCGTATTTGAAGGTTTAGAAAAAGGATATAATAAAGATTATCTTATAAAAAAAGAAAATTTTCCGTCAAATGCTGTGACTATACGTGCAAGTGGTAGAGCTGGCTACAACTGTTATATTAGAAATATGACTATGAAGTATATTTTAGAGGATATTGATGACACTGTTATAAATTATGATTCAACTGGTGAAATATCAGGAACTGGAAATCCTCTTGTATTGAATAATACTGCCGCTGAACCATTTAGCGAATTAACGATTCCAACTTTATCTCCCGAAACATTGATTACTCTTTGTGGACGAAACTTTTTTATTATGGATAATGATATGATAGGAAGAAATGCTGGAGGATGTGAATATAGATTTGATAAAACAATTATAAATATAAAATCTAACGGAGCTACTGAAATGTCTGTATCTTCTGGTCATAATTTCCCAGATAAATATAGATATATAAATAATATAAAGTGGTATCATAATTTTAAATTTAGATTTTCTACAGAACAGTATGTTACAGTTACAGGTAATTGTAGTGTTCCTCAACCTCGTGAATTTCCTGCTCGATTACAAGTAAGTGATGGGACTACTACATTATATGTTGGAGAAGCTGGTTTAACATTTAAAGCAAAAGCGGGTATAGAATATGGCATACGAGTAAGAGTTAATGCTGGGTTTGCAGGAGAAATCTCTTTTAGGCCTCAAATAGAAATAGGAACTCATAGTACAGAATATGAACCTATAAACGGAGGAAGATGGCTTGTTAGTGACCATGTAAATTTACCTGTTACTTTAAGAGATAAAAGGGGAAGTAGATTAGAAAGAACGACTATCTTTACAGATAATGATTCTACTATAAGTGCTACTGCACAAACAATGAGAATATCTGAACATGCAGTTAAGGGAGCACTTGCTAAAGATATTATAGATACACTTGTTAGCAAAAAAAGAGTATTATCAAAGCCAAGAGTACCAATGATAACATTTATAGATGATGATACGACAAATATAGAACTGGTAACAAGATACTATAATTTAATGTCATCGAAAGGAGTAGTTGGAAACTATGCCGTTATGACTCGAAAACTTAATGAACAACCTGGCTTATCTGATTTGCTTTTACAATATGAACAGGAAGGCTTTGGATGTCTTTATCATTGCTATTATCAAAGTGGTGATGAAACAAGATATTGGGAACCTCAGAGCACAACTTATAATGAGACTTTAATAAAAGAAAATTTTGTGAGAGGTTTAAGAGATATGAATCGTTACGGTTTTTCTAATTATAAATATTTTGTATCTCCGTATGGAGTAAATCATGAATTTGTTCGTAATCTTGCCAAAAATCACGGAATGAAAGCTCTTTTATCTATGTCCTCCGGTATAACGGATGAATGTTTTATAAGCATTCATGGAAATTGTGTAAGATATAATATACCTCGTTTAGCTATTTCAGAAAGAAGTAATATGGATAAGTTAAAAGAACACATATCCTCCTGTGTTGCAGATAACGGATGGATTATATTTGTTACTCATGCAAATGAATGGGGAGATGGAGTAGAGGTTGAAAATAAAATAAAAGATATCATTGATTATGCTATAGATTTAGGAATGGAAGTTAAATCTTTCCCTGAAGCATATGAAACTTATAAATCTTCTTTTTATTTTAATGAATTATTTTAAATACAAATGGATAGAGTATTACAAAGAAGAGACACGGCAGCTAATTGGTCTAGCACTAACCCAATATTAGCTGAGGGAGAAATAGGTATTATAACTGATGGAGCTAAAGGTTATAAGATAGGTGATGGTGTCACTAGATGGAATGCATTAGAATTCCCTGCTAATCCTACTAGTGTAGTAGGAGAGCTGGGTGATAGCGAGGTAGCTGCTATAAATCAAAATATAGTTACAGAAGTAGCTAGAAAATTTTCCATACCGTTCGATGGGTTTGTTTAGGTGCAAACATCTTCCATTATTAATGAAAAATACAGTGATAGTGAAATAGGATCTGTAATGTTTAACACTACTTCTCAACATTTTGTCTATAAAGTATAGACAAGCTATTACAGTGATTGGAGTAATAGTACCTTATACGGCACTCCATATAGTTACGGAATGACCCCATATTCAAATAAACAGTATATATATCTTGATAAATTATATGTAAAGGTAGGAAATAATGGTATTACGTAGGTGCCTTTAACTGTTCAATCTCCTGCTACAATTGAATCTGACGATTATATTTATAACGTGTACTATACACCAGAAGGAGTAGAAACTTATGAACCAAGTAGATTGACTACTAATTTTATATCTGTCATTGAAGGACAAATAATTGATTATCAGTTAACAGGATATTCTTCAAGCATGGCTATAATAGCATTCAACTCTAATAAAGATGTAATCGTAGATAAATGCATAATTATAAATAGTCCATCATCTGCAGTAACAGGTAGATATACAGTAGATCCAGATGTTAAATATATTAGAGTTACAAGACAAAATAATAGTTATGGATTAATCTAGACTATTGCATTCTATAAACCAAATTATTTACCAATTGTAGAATAGTCATTCAACGGTATACTAAATATAACTAATTCTGATTTTACAGTATAGGGTACTTATATTGATCCTAATGGGGGTGAAAAACCAAATAGTAGCTGGGTAGCTACTTAGTATATAACTGCATCTGAAGGGAATGTAATATACTATCAGAACTTATATGGTACTGTAGGAGGAGCAATTATAGCAGTTTATGATGAAAGTAAGTAGATGATAAATGTTATATTAGGTAATAGTTCTTATGACGCTTCTGTATATACTTTACCAGAAAAGGCCTCCTTTATTAGATTTTCTTATGTTCCTAATAGAGAAGTATTTATAAGACTTATAAGTAATACTTCTAAATCTAATATAACAACTAATAGTAAAAGAAACACATTAATAAGTGGATTTGATGAGTTCACAGTAAGTAGTACTTGGCAAAGAGACGGGGAGGACTTAACAGTAACAGGTGGAGGATTTACCGCAGCTCCAGCAACAGACACATTTGAGGATGAATTTGTAATTAGTTGTAAACTTAAATCTACAGTTACTAGTGGTAGTTATTTTGAATTAGGAATAGCTAAAAATTCTACAGCAGGAAATTATGTTGGATTTTGGACTACTGTATGCAAAAATTCTACTGGTTCCTATTTGAAGTTTTATTGGAGAGTAGATAATAGTTATGTTGAATAGACTTCATATAGACAAACTATAACGGAAGGCTTACAAGATAATCATTGGTATACAATTAAAGTTACTAAAACTACAGATATAGTTACTAAATTAATTATTAATCTATATGATGATGTAACAGGGCAGTTAATTGCAACTACTACTGTATCTACTAATGGCACATATTCTTGGGGATCACCGGCATGCATTAATGTTACAGGAACTAGTAGATTCTCAAAATTTATTATGTATTATCCTAAAAACACATACCCATTAATAACTATATACGGAGATAGCTTTATAGAGGGAGATACAGTAAAAAGTACTAAAAATGTAAGATGGGCCTCATTATTACAATCGGAACTAGGAAAGAAAGACTGTCTAATATATGGACATGGCGGAGCTTCTGCTAAAAGTGATATTACAAGAATACTATTACAAATAAGTAGGGTAAACAGTGCGTATGCCATAATTGCATTAGGATAGAATGACGCTAGTTTTAGCGAATGGACTCAGTATGTAAATTACATGTTACTACTATGTAAAATGTGTGATATTACTCCAGTACTTGTAACTACCTGCCCAAAAGTAAGTCAGGACGCATCTTATATAACTAAGATGTCCTCTATAAATGAGTGGATTAGAAATTCTAATTATAATTATATAGACGCTAATATGGCAGTAACTTCCGACGGATTAACTTGGAAGGACGGTTATGTATTAGCAGATGGTATTCATCCATCAGAACAAGGACACAAGGCTATATTTGATAGGATTTCTATAGATTGTCCCTTCTTACTTAATACGTAATTCTATGAACCCATATTTACTACACTTAACAGATAGGGAACTTCTAGAATAGATTTACGTTCTACTCCTTAAAGTGTATTCCAAGATAGATTCTATAGATGATGATCATAGAACATTTGGGATAAATGTTGCTGCAGATCTATTTAGTAATGCACTTTAGGATAGAGCAGAAACTAATAATGGAACATTAAAAGGATAATTATGGAACTAGTATTAAAGAGAATATTTAAAGGAGATAAGTATACGATAGGCAGATTGTATTGGAAACCACCTTACATAGATTATGGTGAACACGAAGAAGTTTTGAAGGATCAATACAATGATGATATAGAAAAAGAGTATATATGTGATACCTTAGAAGATACAGATAGAGGTCTTACTAAAGATATGACCTTAGATGAAATAAAGAGTATTAAACAAAAAGGTATTACAGCTATACCATCTGGTAAGTATGATATTACTTTAGATATACAATCTCCAAAGTTCAAGAACTATAAACAATATGCGTTCTGTGATGGTTATCTTCCAAGATTAACAGGAGTTCCTGGTTTTGATGGTATACTTATTCATATAGGTAATAAGCCAGAAGATACTGACGGGTGTTTGCTCGTTGGTAAAAATAAAGTAAAAGGTCAAGTAGTAGAGAGTACAGATACGTTTAAGAAATTATATGCTATGCTCAAAACTGCAAATGACAATCACGAACATATAATGATTACTATAGAATGAAGACAGTATTATATAGACCTGTATTTATTAATCCTTAGGCTTATTATGTGTTTCCATAGTTATATGATATAGAACCTAGAAGGAATAATATATACAAAGAACAAGCTATATTTGCAGGTAGAATTGATGTCTATGACGTAAACTCTCCAGATAATGTTGAACATTTTGAAAACACTAGAGAGATAGATCTCAACTCATTTGCAAGTAGACATATTAGAATAGACCAATACACTGATCTAGGTGCAGTAGTATTAGGGGAATGGAATTTACCTAGTAAAATAGCAAATTGATTATGACAAAACAAGAAAACCCAAATTTCAAAGCATCTAGATTTGCTCCTAATCCGCAAGAGGTAGCATATTGGATTGACTTAACAGCTGATCCTAATGGTGGTATAATTAAGACCTATGATGGTACAGAATGGTATCCTATAAATCAGAGTGAAGTAAATATCCCTGTAGTTAGTGAAGATGCAAATGGACTGATGAGTTCAGATATGCTTGTAAAATTAAACGGTATTGAAGATAATGCTAACAATTATATTCTTCCAGCTGCTACTACAGAAGCGATAGGAGGAGTAAAGAAAGCAGGAAAAGTAGACAACCTAGCAACTGATGCTGAACTTTCTGCAGTAATCAGTAAAATTAATACTTTGCTTTCAAATCTAAGATCTATTGGAATATTAACTCTCTAACAAAAAGAGCTATTAGTCGCTACTATGTGTTAATTCTAATAGGTAACATAATAGAGAGGTATACGTTTTATATGTATAATCTCGAACAATTTTACAGAGCCTTAGCAGATTTTACTCCCCTTTAATCGCTAGGGCTTTTTGATTTTCACTAGTCTTATCCTACTATTTATGAATCCATTTTATTTAAGAGAGCCCATTATGTCAATATTCAAGAACATGTTCAGTAGCGTAGAGAAGTTTACGACCAGCGTGTTGGCTGGTTTAGCCTCATTCTATGCCCCTGTGTATGTGCCAATAACAGCAATTGCTGTATTGATGATTGTTGACGCTATCTATGGATATAAAGTGTCCAAGAAATATGGGTAGACAAAAGTTGAATCTCATAAAGCTTGGAAAACAATATATAAGATTAGAGACGCAGTCATTGCAATTTGTGGTGCATTCACAATTGATCAATTAATTATAACTTCTATAGATCTACATGCTATCGAATTCATTGCGGGAGCTATTGCTCTGGTTGAATTCTGGTCATTGTTAGAATCTTTATGTGAGCTACATCCAAAATGGAAAGTATGGAGTGTACTTAAGAAAGTTATAAAAGCTAAAGGAGAGAAATACTTAGATGTCAAACTTGATGAAGAATTACCAGATGATCACAGTACTATTAAAGGTAGTTAATTGGTTTGCAAAATATTATAAGATAGTCGCAGTAGGTTTAGTTAGTTTACTTATTGCGACTATTTTTATTTAGAACCATAAGCTACAGAAGTTAAATAAAGAGATAGACAGAGTAACTAACAATCTCAGAAGTTACGAAGAGAGTACTTCTGATTTAACTAAAAGAAATAGAGTCTTACAGCTTACTATAGATGAACTCAATACTAGTCAAGATAGTTTAATACAGTAGGTTAATGAGACTAAGAAGAAATTAAAAATCAAAGACAAGAACCTAACTAATGTCAGTGTAATCAATACCGAGATTAAAGATTCAGTTAAGACTGTAATCAAACATAAATTAGTGGACTTCAAAGAAGAACTTAAGCTAAATGAATTAACAACTATCATAGTTAGTAGGAAGGATTCAATCCTTAAAGCCAAGTTAGATATCACAAACTAGCAGATTATATTCGTTGAAAACAAACGAGAATATAGAAATAAGTATAAGAATGGCTGGGTTAGGTTCTGGCACTTTGATTTCAAGAAAATAACTACCAGACAATATCATATAGAAAATTCAAATCCTTTAATAAAGGTAACAGATACTAGAGTAATCGAAGTATCTAAATAATCAATATATTCAAATTATATTAATCAATAATAATATGCATAGAATATTTCGTGTAAAAGCTTATGAACAAGAGCATGGACCTCATTTCGACGAAGTGATGGCACACAAAGCTGTGAGTAAGATGGAGAACGAGGATGGTTCACGTGGACCGCATTGGTCTATTGAAGAAACTACTGCATTAGCTAGTCAGCACGGAATCAGTCTTAGTAACAGATTCAATCGTTATGATTGGTATGTAGCACTGAACATGATCTATTCTGATTTTTATAAAGTAATAGTAAGTATCTCAAATTCAAATAATGTCAGACATTTTATAGAGTTCGCAAAAGCGTGGCTTGCAGATAAAGACATAGATGAAGGCAAGATGTGGTACTACTATGTGTACGTAATGTGCGATAAGATCAGAAAAGCTGAAATGGAATGCTACGAAGAAGAAGTAGGTCGTAAACGTTTTGATGAAGAAGAAGACGAAGACGATGAATTCAGCAAGTATCATATTGGTGCGTATCGTAGAGGTGGAAGAGGCCGTGGAATGAGAAGTTCTATGGGCAGACGTCATGAATACGAGATGGACGAATATGAAAGAGAACGTGAACGGGAACGTGAGCGTGAAGAGTATGAACCGTACTCTGAATATGGACGTAAGAGATCAACTCGTTACATCAGATATTAATCAAAAACAATTTTTTTAAATTAAATCAATTATGTTAGAAGATAGAATTATAGTGCAGGATCGTGGTGGCATTGATGCTGGTCTTGCTGCTTTAATGCAAAATGCTAATAAAGGTAATATGGATCCCGCAGCTCTCATGGCTATGATGAACAACAATGGCATGGGCGGAAACGGTGGATGGTGGATTTGGATCATCCTTCTGTTCTTCGTATGGGGTGGCTTTGGTGGAAACGGCTTCGGTAATAGAAGTGGTGAAGCAGCACAGGTTGCTTCTCAATTGAATACTGATGCTAACACTAATCTGTTGATGCAAGCAATCAACGGTAACAAAGACGCTATCAGCAGCTTGTCCAATACTTTGAACTGCGATATCAATGCTGTTAATACTGCATTGAATCAAATCAACGCTGGTGTAAGCCAGATTTCTTGTGATACAAAATTGTCTAGTTGTCAAGTAATTAACGCTATCCAGTCTGGTAATGCAGGTCTTGCTTCTCAGTTGGCTTCTTGCTGCTGCGATGTACGTACTGCAATACAGCAATAGGGTTATGAGAACCAGTTGGCTATTGTAAATCAGACTAATACTCTGACTAGCAATGCTAATACTCAGTTCAACATCCTTGGTGCTAAGATAGACGCACAAACATAGATTATTAACGACAAGTTCTGTCAACTTGAAATGCGTGAAATGCAGAACAAGATTGACACACTGCGTGCCGATAAAGCTTCCTTGGAAGCAGCTGCTTTGACTCAAGCTCAGACAGCTAACCTGGTTAACCAGTTGCGTCCTTGTCCTGTTCCTGCTTACTTAACATGTAGCCCGTACGCTGCTGCTTACGGTTATCCTACTGGATACTCTGACGGTTGCGGTTGCGGTTGCGGCTGCTAAGAAAGGAGGTAACTATGTTTCCAATTTTTAGAGATTCAAGAGTTAGGAGACTGGATACTGGTGGTATATTCTCTATGAGAACACTGTCTGTAACAACAGACTCTACAAATGAGGAGGTAACATATAACCTATGTCCTCGTCAGTTTAGAAGTTTACCATCAGAAGGTATAATCCTTTTAAACATTATTCATTCCCCTGCTGCTGGTTCTGATGATTACTCAGTTGCGTTGGCTACAACGTCTACTGGTACTAATACAACTACTACCAGCACATCAAGAGTGGCTTTGGTCAATGGCTCAGGAGCTCAAATGATTTCAGAAGAAATATCTCAAGGTAATAGATACTTTATCTATTATAACAAATGTGATGGGATATTCCAGACTGTAAATCATATTGTACCTCCGACGGCTACGCCATCAGAGTCTTAAAACTAAGGGCTCTTCGGAGCCCTTTTTTATTAATCTTATACTTATACTTATTATGTTATTTAATCAATTAACCACTGGAGACAACGTGTATATCGTGGAAGTTGTTGGGACTTTTAAGAAGACTACTGAATATAATATTGGTTCTGTAGTTTCTGTATCTAAAGTTTATGATGAACCTCTACCATAGGGTTAGTTCCCAATGCCTAATCAACCAAGAAAAAGAGTAGTTGACATTACTATTCAATGCAACGGAGAACAGAAGAAGTTCACAATTCCAGAAGATAGATCCATTATTACTGATAATAATATTGGATTAACAATATCCACAGATAAACAAGATATCATAAACATTCTGAGGAATCAATATGATACTTATAAAGCTAGAAAAGAATCTATAGCTAAGTGTGATGAGGAGATGAGTAAGTGTCAAATATTGTTAGACAAACTTACTGCCTACTAGGAATAGCCTAAGGAGGATCCTAAGATAAAAGAATTATAGAATGAAGTTAATGAACTAAAGAATATAATTAAACAAGCTAGTTAGATGGTACCATAGCCTATGAAGAGTATGCTACCAGAGAACATGTAGAATGTAATGAATGAGGTTGATCAATAAGATCAACCTTTTTTGTTTTAAGCTTGCGTAAGAAGCGCTATTACTTATAATTAGGTATTGTATACCCTTAAACAGAAAGAGCCTCACGAGGGCTCTAAATGCGTTTTATAAGGATAACGTTATAATTTATTAAGAAATATGTCATTAAATGAGCTCATTGATAACATTCTACTGATTGCTCGTAATAGTAATATTACAGAGTCAGAGCACTTAAGTAGAATACAAATAGAGAAATGGATCATAGCTTATAGAGCTATGTTGATTAAGTAGGACGTAGATAAAGGCAGGGATATAAATCCATTGTACCTTACTACTATTGAGCCTATTCATATTGATGTGATAGAGAAGGTACCTGGTAAGAATATATATGTAGGAGATAGAGATCTCCCTAAGTTGATTGACTTCAACTATAGACCAGGAGTAATTAATGTAAGAGACATGTATGGAAACATTATACAAGTTGGAAGTTATACCAAACAAAAATATTAGAAGTACAGGAAAGCAACATGTAAAGATTATATAGCTTGGGTCAAAGGCAACAAGATATACTTGGAAGGGGATGAAAACGAACTTGAGTATATTAGCATAGATGTTATCGCAGAAGATCCTACGGAACTCGTGGATTGTTTTGATCCTAATGCCGATTTTCCTATTCCCGGGGCAATGATTCCTACTATCACATAGATGATATTAGAGAGAGAACTAAGAACATTAGTACAGATGCCTAGTGACACTACTAATGATTCTAAAGATAATACACAGAATATATATAGTAGATGAGTGAGAGATTAATATATAACAGAAAATGTTATACTATTGCAGATTATTACATAAGTTACAAAGAATATACTGAGCCTAATACTTAGTATGATGTAAATCTAAAGACCTTTAAAGGTATAGTAACAGATTACTTTAAGCATATTAGAGATTCAATTATGCTTGACTGTAAAGAGTTTAAACTTCCGTGCAGATTAGGTACTCTATAGATTATTAAACATCAACCTAAAGAATATACAGGTAAGAGTCTTAGGTGGGATTGGAAAGCAACTAGAGAAACAGGCAAACCAGTATACTTACTTAATGAACACAGTGGTATGTATAAGTATAGATTCTACTGGTCTAAAAAGAATTGTTTGCTTACTAATAAAGGTAAGTATTAGTTTGTAGCTTCAAGATAGAATAAGAGAGATCTAGCATAGATAATATTTAATAAAGTAAAAGATTATCCAGAAATATGAAAGAAAAAACACACGACATGTTCTTTGGATCATGGTATAATCTAGATGATGGCAGTGGGATTTATGCTATAGTAAATTCTCTTAACAATAAAAAATATATCGGTTCAACTGGTACACTAAGAAAAAGATTTAGATAGCATTATACAGCTTTATCTAGTAATCAACATGCTAACTGTCATTTGTAGAATGCGGTAAATAAATACGGAATGGATAAGTTTTATTTTGTAGTTTTAGAGAGATGTGAGAATATAGCTGATACATTGCTATTGATAGAGCAGAAATATATAGATGAATTGGGAGATTATAATATATGTACAGAAGCAGGAAAATTGACTGGAGTTTCTCCTAAAGGTCATCCGTTAAGTGAATAGCAAAGAAACAATATTATAAAAGCTAATAAATCTAGAGTATGGACTGAGGAGATGCGCACTAAAAAATCTGCATCTAGTAAGAATTCTGAATTCATACAAAAATCACAGAAGCAGGTAAATCAATACGATTTATAGGGTAATTTTATAGCTACTCATCCTTCCATTAACGATGCAGCAAGATTCACTGGAAATATCAATCATAGAGTTAGTATTAAACGCTGCTGTTATAATAAGATGAATACAGCTTATGGTTTTATATGGAAATTTAAAGAATAGTTATGATAAGTAATAAAATGATTTCTTCCGGTACAGTAATAGCAAAAGTGATTGCTGACCTAGACCTTAAGGAAGATTAGATTAGAATAAGCGATATTTCCGAGTGGATACAGGAAGCCGTATTAAAGATTGGAGCTATACAATAGTATGAACACAAAGTAGAAGTAATACCAGTAATAGGTCACCAAGCTCAGTTACCTTGTGATTTGTATCAATTAGGTTAGGTAGCTTACTCTTCATAGAAGAGCAATGGTTGGTTACCTATGCGTAAATGTACTTCTAGCTTTGGTGTATTCCATGATTGTAGAGCTAAACAATGTTTAGATGATAGTTGTCTGAGTGATGAGAAATGTTGCTTTGATGATAAGATGCTTATACCAGATATGGGTATTATTCCATTGGTTAAGAATCTTTTCAACTATACAGACGATAGATAGGCATTAGACAAATTAAACGAAGATCCTAATATCAGATAGACCTTAGGAGTATTAGTAAACCAATTTACTGTACCTACTAACAATGGTAGATATATTGGTAATTACTCTTCTGGTCATTCAGACGCTACTATGTATAGTTGTGATTTATAGTATATGACTAAACCTGGTTACATTATGTTAAATGTACCAAAAGGTTTTGTTAAAGTATCATATTATGCCAACTATAGCGATATGGATGGTATGCCTATGATACCAGATCTAGAATCATATAAAGAGGCTATCTATTGGTATGTAGTAATGAAACTGATGTATCCTAAGAAACTAAAAGGAGAAATCAGTCAAGGAGATTATTATGATATACGTAACTCATATAACTTCTATCGTAAGCAAGCTTACGCTGAAGCTATGATGCCTAATACTTCAGATGAAATGGAAACCATTAAGAATACTTGGACTAAACTCTATCCAGAGTTTGACGATCATTCTACTTTCTTTTCTACTACTGGAGATGAACAGATAATATATAATTAGAACTTATGATGTCAAATATATTTTAGACGAATAGTTTTGCAGGTGGAATGAACATGGATACTGATATCATGCTTCTACCTAACACTCAGTATAGATATGCTGAGAATGTTCGCATCATTACTAATGATGATGGCAATACTGGTATGCTTCAGAACATATAGGATACACTGAAAGTAGAAGGAGATATATTTGAAAGAGAAGGAGAAAAAGTTCTTGCTGTAGTCACAGTAGATAAGTATATTATTGCTCTGACTTCATTTCCATTTGAGGGTAAGACTATTAATAGTATATATAGAATATCCAATTATAATAATCCTCCGCTTACTAGTGTAACAGTTGTATCTGGAGAATTAGGTTATACAGAAAGTAGTAGTATAAAGTTAGTAGCGAACTATGAATCTGATACTAATATTAAACTGTATATTGCAGACGGAGAGCATTACATTAGAGTAATATCCTTAATGGATAATAGATATGTATACGAACCGGGAGTAGATAATCCTCTATTAGATATTAATGGTTTTATTACAAAGCCTGATTTCTTAGATATGATTACTAACTCCACTTTAACGCCTCCTACTTTAAATAAGTTAGGTACAGGTAATTTAAAGACTGGTATGGTTCAGTATGCTTATCAGTTATTCAATGCTAGAGGTAATGAAAGTTTAATATCTCCTATCTCAGGTCTTGTTCATCTTACTACTAGTGATGGATCAGAAAGTTTAAATGACTATAAAGGTAGTGAAAAGAATGTTAATTCTAACAAATCTGTTATTATAAATATACCTCTATCATATGAAGATAATCTTCATTACGGTTACTTATATGACTATATTAGAGTATATAGAATATTCTATAAAGATAGAACAGAGCTTCCTACTATTGAGATAACTGGCGAAGTAAAGATACCAACTAACGTAGATGAAATAACCTATGAAGATAATGGTAATTCTACTCTCAGTACTATTACTTTAGAAGAATTCAATAGTGTTACTAATGTAGCATTTATACCAGCTACTATAGAGAAAAAAGATAATAGGTTATTCGCTGCTAATACAGTAACAGATACTTGGAATCCTACTTATGATGCTAGAGCTTATAGAACTAATAAAGATGGCAAGCTAATACTTAGAGACAGTATATCTTCTAGAAATATATCTCAAGTATTACCTACAGATGAAGCCGAGTTAAAAGCTTTTTATGAAAGTATACCAGAGGATCATGATTGTATAAATCCTTATAATACCGTCAAAGGTCAACCATCTGATGAAGAGAATTGTCAGTATAGTAATATATGGATCAATCCCGATCAACATTGGAGAGGTAAATATCTAGGTGGTTCCGGATTAAACATTAGCTATAGATTCGTCTATACTATGCTTAATTTAGATAAGATGGGATCTATATATTCTAATGTGATTAATGGAGATTAGACTAAAATAGACATTCCTTCTTTTACTAGTAGTGATCAGTATAGAATGTATTTTAATTGGTTAGACGATGATACTCCTATGGGCATTGAAGATATAAACAGTGTCTATCAATTAAACTTTGCAGATCCTAATATAGATTCAAGATATAAAGGATACTAGAGGGATGAGATATATAGATTTGGTATAGTACTCTACAATAGTAAAAATGTAGCTTCTCCAGTACACTGGATTGGTGATATACGTATGCCTCATGCTAAAGACTATCCTGCTTTCTTTGCTGGAGAATATCTATTTGGTAGAACTTTAGGTGTATACTTTGATGTGTAGAACTTACCAGAAGATGTAGTATCTTACGAAATAGTAAGATGTGAAAGGACGGCTAGTGATAGAACAGTAGTAATGCAATCTGTATTATCTCAGATTACTTCATATCCTTATAAGTATCTAGATGCTGGTGATCAATTAGCTACTGATCAAGACGGTAGACCTTGTATACCTTTAAGATATAGATTTAGTGCTAGTACATTTGGGGCGTTAGAAGAAAATAGAAGTTCTGGAATGTCACGCTATAATGATGGCCAACTGCTCTCTACTTTTGTAAGAAAAAACTATGGAGCACTTATAAGTCCAGAATTAGATATTAATGGTGACTCTATGTTAAGTTATATGAAGAATTGTTATCTAGATCATCTATACATTTTACATTCAGAAAAGAAGATAGATACTACTGATTACTCTACAGCTAGTGGTACATTTCATCCTAAATATGGAGTATTCTTGGCTACAGCTGATACAGTATAGACATACACTAACGCTAGATACCCCTAGAATGTATTAGCTGGTTCAGCTTGTAATATAGACAGCGAAGTAGGAGATCCAACGTTAGTGCTACAACATACTGAACTTGGTTATTTTATTCCTAATCTTATAGCTAAAAGGTATATACCGTATCATAGTGGAGATTATTTATACGACGATGATGGTGAAATAATAGGATACAAAAGACTCACAGTTGATATAGAAGATAATGCTATATTTCCTTAGATACTTGAATAGAATGCAATTACTAATAAAGGAGCATATTATCAATCTATAGGAGATATCTCTTACTTAAATCTAGCTCATGTTAGAAATGACGATGAACAGTATAGTGATACTATTAGTAAAGCTTGCTACTTTGGTAAGTGTGCTATTGTTCAAGGTAAGAATGACTTTACTGATACATTTAACAGTGTACTTTCTCCTAATACAGAGTATATGCTTGTTAATAACATATTAAAAAGCAACTTATAGGGTACAGGAAATTATGGAGGATTATGGGATATTCCTGTAGTAAATATCAAGAGAGATATAATACCTTATAATGGTAATACATATGTTGCTAGAACTAACTCTACTTATATCAGTACTGGATACTTTAAAATAGTAGGAGATACTAGTAGTCCTTGGGTATTTGGTGGTGATACATATCTGGGAATATTAGATCATAGAACTGGTAGTATTTGGCCCAATCCAGAAATTGGTGGTGGAGATCCATAGAATACACAAATGAGTATGACAGACTTTATTCCGTTTGAAACTAGTATCAATCTAAATTTACAGTATGGTGATACTACTAGTAGAAGCTGTGAAGGAGATCGTACTTATACTGATGTTTACTTATCTACTACTATTACTGGCGGTACTCTTGGTAACTATCATATACAGAGTAAACCTTATTATGCATATAATGATGCCTATTCTGCATAGAGTAATGCTAAGTACTTTGTACCATCTGGAATGTATTCCAAAGATTCTACTATAAATAATAATAGAATACTTTATTCAGAGTTAAAGACTAATGATGAAATATCAGATAGTTTCTCATAGTTTAAAGTAGCTAATTACTTAGACGTAGATAGTTAGTATGGTAGTGTTACTAATCTAAAGAGTTTTAATAATTCACTATACTTCTGGCAAGACTCTTCTCTAGGTATTGCTGCAGTAAATGAAAGATCTTTGATACAAGATAATAATGTAGGTGGTCTTACTCTTGGTACTGGTGATGTACTTTCTAGGTATGACTATGTTACTACAGGTAATGGTTCATCTATAGTAAATGATCCTAGTATCATAGACTCTGGCTCTGCTCTATATTGGTTTGATAAAGATAAGAATGAGATCTGTCAGTTAGCTAACGGTATTAATAAGATATCTAAAGAGAATACAGTACAAAGCTGGTTAAATCTTACTCCTCGTTCAGTACATGATGCATTGTATGATAATAAGTTTAATGAGCTATAGTTCTGTTTTGATGATGTAGTACTGGTATATAATGAGAGAACCAGAGGCTTTACTTCCTTCTATACGTTTGTACCAGACAAGCACGCTTCATTCTCTGACAAGTTATTGTATATTAAAGATAAGATCTTTAAAGAGAATGCAGATTTCCAATATAGTACTATGACCTGTAAGATTAAGTATGTTGTAAATGATAACCCAAATATAACAAAAACATTTGATAACGTTTACTTTGGTGGATACTTTACTAATATAGACGAAATGCTTACTGACATAAACTTTGAAACTAAGCATTAGAGAGGTTAGGCATTAGAAGACGATTATACAGGTACTTACGCTATTGACTATAGAGAAGATACTTATCGTTTTGCTATTGGTAGAGAAGAGAACGCTACAGATCCTTACTCATATCCAGGAAGACTTAGAGGTAAGTATTTAATATGTGAATTCATTATAGACTGTAATGACTAGAAAGAGTTTAATTTGCTAAATGTCAATACAACTTACAGACAATCATTAGTATAATATGAAAAGAAAAATAAATAAAAAGAAATATGCTATTGGTGGGATAGTATAGGGAGGAGCTAACTTATTATCAACAGGAATAAATAGTACAGTTGGTGGGTCAACTGCTACTACAGAGGCAGAAGCTAAATCACAAACTGCTGGTAACATGCTTAGTGGAGCTGCATCTGGAGCATCTATCGGTATGGCTGCAGGACCTATTGGTGCAGCTGTAGGAGCTGTAGTAGGAGCTATACCTGGTATTATAGGTAAGAAAGGTAAAGTAACTCCCAATGGCTTCTTTGAAGATCCATCAGTAACTTATAGTACTGGTTTATTCCGTAGTAACAAAGGAATTAAACGTGCTTATAATGCAGCTAAGCAACGTGTAGCTGGTAATAGAATAGCTAATACACAAGGATAGGATCTGGCTTAGGAATTTGATGAAACCTATGATACTGACGTAATGACATTAGCACAAGGTGGTTACTCTCCAAGTCTAGCTTATGTAGATGACGGGGAATTAATTCAAACTCCAGATGGTCAAGTAAACAAAGTACCAGAGAAGGGACAACCTACTGATAGTAACTTAGTAAGCTTACCAGAAGGTAGTAAGATACTGAGTGATAAAGTTAAGTATCCTGGTACAAAGAAAACATTTGCACAAGTAGGTGAAGAAATGATGACAAAAAAGAAAAGTAAAAACAAAGATAGATTCGCAAAGAATTCAGCTAAATTGAATGAAATGAATAATAAACTTATTCACGATTAGCTGTTTGAGATGCAGGAAGGTCTTAAGAAGAATAAGGATTTTGATGCTACTCACTTTGCTAAAGGTGGTACTAAATTAGGTTATAAGAATTATAATGGAATATAGAACAGAGATACAGCAAGGTTACCGTTAAATGCCAGTATTGAATCTATAGACAGACTTGTTGATACTACAGGTAGAACTATAAATCCTAATTTCATATATAACACTACCAGTAAAGTTGCTAGTAAAGCCCCAGCTCCTACTTTGACCGGAGTAGATGTAGATCCAGGATCTATAGTGAGTACTCTTAGAAGTACAAGTAGTCCTGCTCAGACAACTTCTACTCCTAGTGGTTTTAATTTTAACGGTATACTCGGCAATGTAACTTCTGCAGTTGGTTCATTAGCTCCTATTATATCTAATCTTGCTACAGGAGATGCAGAAACTGTAAACACTAATTATAATCCTTATGCTGGAACTATTGCTAGTACTATGCGTAGACGTAGATTTAACATTACTCCTGCAATAGAAGATCTTAATAGAAGTAGAGCAATAAGTAATTACAACGCTGGTAGAATTAATCCTAATACTGGAACTAATATTGCATTCAGATTACAATCTGCACTAGGACAAAATAGAGCTATTGCTGATCTACGTGCACAAGAGAGTAACGTTAATAACCAGTATGCTGGTGAATACGCAGAAACATTGAATAATCTAGGACAGCAATATGTAGGTGCTACTAACTTATCCTCTGATCTTAATGCTCAGAATAGAGCTTCGGTTAGAAATATTCGTAGAGCTGGTCTTAGTCAGTTAAGTCAGTGGGCTCAAAATAGAGAGCTTATGCGTAATCAGAGAACTAGAGATGATGCTATGTTAGCTGCGTATAAACCATTCTTACAAGCTGGTTATACTCAAGCTGATATGACTAATTTACTTAAGTATCTTAGAGCGGGAGGTAACAATGGCTAATAGATATGATAGGGCTGCGGAAGCCCCTATACTAAATACTTATGTACCTATTAATTTTGATTAGTTATATAGAGTAGGTGCAGCTCAGAGAGAAGCAGTAGATAAGGCAGCTTAGGATTTATCTACAAATGTGTAGAAGTTTGGTGAGTTCTATTCACCATCTGCTATAGATACTCAGAGATTTTACGATGCCTCTATTGGTCAAGTAAAAGATCTTATAACAGAAGCTGCTAGTAATCCGGATGCTTTAAAGGATGCCAACTTTAGGTCTAGATTGAATTCACGTATAGCCAATCTTGATTACTCTACTCTAAGTAATCTTAGGCAAAGTAGAGAAGGAATGTTAGCTAGACAGAAAGCTAATCAAGAGTTAATGATGAGAGGAATGTACAATCCTCTGTGGCACGATGTAGATTTTACCAATTACGATACATCTGCTGCTGGTACATTTAACGATGTAGCTCCATTAGCTTATAAGTCAGAAGTAGACTTAGTCAAACCTTATGTTGACAATCTCAAATCCGAATTTATTGGAATGCAGAACGGCTGGATTAGAACTGGAGTATCTACTGAGAGAACTGATGCAGAATTAATGCAAGGTCTTTCAAGTATACAAAATACTCCTGAATATGCTAAACATCTTGAGGTATTACAACGTCAAGGTATGAGTCCAGAACAAGCAGAACAATATCTTAATCAGAGACTTATTACAGCTGGTAGAGAATTTGCTTATGAGAATAGAGAAAGAGATCCTTGGTATATTAAGAGTATGGAACTGCAAGCTAGATATGGTGGTAGAGACCAAGCTAGTTTAAATAATCTTACTACTCTTGTACATAGAGATGCTAGAAGGAAAATACTTGAAAACTTTAGTGGACTTAATCCTACGCAGATTGATCAAGTATTGTCTGGAGATTTAACAGGAGTAGATGGAGAAACTCTTAAGATAGTAAATAACAATCTAGACTCCAACAATATTAGAAGACTTCTTAGTAACAGCTTCAATGAAGTATATAAGCAAAGCGGAAATAACATTGATGCTGGTATTAACTATATACTTGATGTGATGTCTACTCCTCTAAGTGATTCTGCAGCAGATGCCTATGCTTCTCTTGGTACTACTAAGAAGATAGGAGAAGGTACTTATCAAGCACAAGATAGTAGAAACTTCGTACTCGCTGACGATATTGCTTTATCTATGACTGGAGATAATCGTATTCTCAAACACATTGAAGAGACTCCAGGTAAAGGTGAACGTGGAGTTCCTAAGAGTGCTAAAGGTACTATAGCTAGAGCTAAGTTTGTTAAAGATTGGAAATCTGGGAACAAGTTCCATGACTTCATTATCGAAGGAGATACTAAAGCTGTAACAAATGGTAATCAAGTATATCAGATTAAATATGCTTATATACCTAAAGATCAGTTTAATAAATCAGATTATCCAGATGATGAAAGTATACGTTTAGCTGGTGGACAAGTAGTTACACTTGGAGATATGCAGATGTCCAATACTATTCGTAGAGAGTCAGAAGAAGGAGAACCTGTAAGTATATCTACTAATGTTCGAGATAAGAGTAAAGAATACGTTAGAGTAAAGATAGGTAGTAGAATACCTAGTAGAGGAGAGGCAGCTATTACTTCTGATGCTAGATATAGTAAGAAGACTAGAGGTCTTAGAGGGGAAACCATAGATACTCAAAATATACTTTCAGAACAAGAAAGAATGAACTAATAACAAAATATGAACAACATTATTAACTATACCGATAGAGCCAAAGATTTTGGTAGAGATCCCTTAGTTCCAGTGCTAGATCCCACTGGAACAGGAGATTATGGACAAGAAGCTAGATAGGCACAGATCAGAAATGAAGCTGCCGAATCAGTTAGTCAATAGTTAAATGAAGTAGATTATCATGAACAATCTCAACCAGAGCAGGAAGATAAAGGTTTCTTCCGCTCTTGGTGGGATAATACGATTGATACAGTTGAAAAAATTCCAGGAGTAGGAGGACTAGTAAAAGGAATAGGTAGTCTTGCTGATCCTTGGAGACAGGCTAACGTACAAGGACATCAGGTTAATCTTGATAAAAAGTACGATTAGCTTAATAATACAGAAGCTAAATGGTTACCTCAATTAGAGGAAGCAGATAGATATCTTAATATTAAATAGGAATTATCAGACTTAGACGCTGATATTCAACTAAATGGAAATCAGTGGTCAGAAGATTAGATGAGTGCTGCTGTTAGTAGGCAAACTCAACTATATTCTGAATTAGCTAACTTAGAACCTGCTGTTAGGGACATGGCAAGAACCAATCCTTATATGCAGGATATTTTCTATGAGACCAATCCAGGTAAGTTGTTCTCTAATAAAGAGAATTTTGGTAGTATTAAGGACTTACTCAAGTACTATACTTATGATTATATAAATGCTAAGTATGCTGCTGACGTAGATCCCGGAAACAACTTCAAACACATGTTGGAATGGAGTGGAGTACAGGATCCTATCTTTGGTAGAATTGGTGAGCTTAGTCCAGAACAAATAGAGTATATGTGGAATAGTAGAAATACTAATGACGCAAATACTCTTGCTACTCAGATATCTTAGATAAGAGAAGCAATGGGAGTTGCTGGAGCTCGTAAACAGGAACAAGAAGAGGACATTCAAGCTAAGATTAACACTATTAAGAAAGGTAATCTGTTGTTTGATCCTACTAAGATTGATCCTGAATTTAAGCGTAAGTTTGAGAATAATGAGATCAATCTATCTGATCCAATGAGTTGGTATTATGCTTTACCTCATCTAGGTAGTAGTTACTCAGAATTTGGGGCTATGATTGGATAGATGGGAGCTAGTACATTACTTAACTATGCTGCTAAGGGAGCTCTTGCTGCTACTTCTGGTGGTACGTTACCTCTGTTGTATGCAATGACAGAGGCTGGAATTAATATGTCTATTGCTTCTTATATGCGTGATAGTGAAACTTCATCAGAAGCGTTCTCCGCATATCAAGAAAAGGTGCTTAATAGAGCTGATGAACTTGGTATTCAGTTACCTCAGATACTAAATGAAACTACTTCTAAATTAGCTTCATTAGGATATGACGTAGATAATATGACTGATTACGAACTGTTCCAAGCTTCTGTAGCTCAAAACTTATAGACTAGTGATCCTCAGTATAATCAGATACTAGAAGACTCTAAGAGAGGTTTAGAAGTACTTAGAGAAACTAATGCCGCTCTGTCTATTCCAGATTATTTAGAGTCCACCATGTTCTCTTATGGAGGTAATTGGCTATCTAAAGCATATGGTTTAAGACGTACTCTGGGTAAAACTGCTGCTGGAGTTGCTAGTGCAGAGATGGCTCAATCTGTAGCTAATAGAGAATTAGCAGATGCAGGTCAAAACATCATTAACAGAACTCTTACTAGAGTGGCTGATAAGATGTCAAAGAACCCTATGGGTAAAGTAGCTGCAAAAGACGCTCTCAATACTCTTACTAAAATAGGTAAAGCAGCAGGAATAAGTTACTTCACTGAGCGTACAGAAGAAGGTGTTCAGAATATAGTATCTTCTAGATACCAACAAGGTAAGTATGATAATGTTGAAGGATATAACATACTTAATGGAGTAGCTAATATGGCTCAGTTAGGTATGGAAGCTAATCTAGCTTATTATGGTTTACATCCTGATAATACTCTAAACACAGATAAAGATCTCCACAATGAGATGGCTATCGGTGGATTTACTGGTCTGTTTATGACTGGAGTATATGGTTCCAGAGATGTATATCAAGGAACTAGGTAGACATTAACTGATATGAAACTTAGAGGTCTTACTGCAGATCATTATGCTGATGCTGAGAAAGATGCTAAAGTAGAACAATTCATATCAGCCGCAAATGAAAGTAAAGGTGGTAACTTTGGAAGAATACGTCAATCTTTACAATCTCTTAAAGATTATAAGCCAAGTGGTGTTACTGACGAAATGATTGATGAAGATATCAATCTAGCCAATGTAGTATCACAATATACTTCTAATAGAACTCTTAATAATATAGCTGGTGAACTGGGTGCTAATTATGGTGATACTCAGTACAAATAGATTATCAAGAATGCTATCAATCTAAGAGATAGACTTAGAGATCAAACGGAAGCTTCAAAGACTTCTACTAAAAACTTGGAAGATCTTATAGGTAGAATTAGATAGGATGAAACTATTGATCCTAATTTAGATTTTGATGCTAATCTGGCTATAGTAAATTATAATGTTCTTCGTAATCTCGATCAAGAATTAAGTAACAGAAAATAGGATTTACAACAGTTAAAGAAAGATCTTGAACTAGATGTGAATGTGGATGGTATATCTGGCATACAGAAATACATCAAGGAATAGCTGCAGACAGCAAAAGATTTTGTTACTACTACTGAACAAGATATCAAATTACCGTATCAAGATGAACTAGAGCAAGCATTAGCTGCTAAATATGTTAATGATGGAGCTAGAGCTGATCTAATGCTTCACAATGCAGCTTATGTAACTGGTAGATACACGGGCGATACTCGTATGTATAAACCTACTTGGAACAATCTTACAGATGAACAAAGATAGGCTATCATTACAGAGTACGCAAATGAAGACGATGCAGCTGGGAGACCTGCTAGAAGTGAAGCAAAGATACGTGAAGAATATGATTCTAGAGTAAATAGAGAATGGGAAGCAGAGGATGCTTTAGCTGATGCAGAGACTACAGCTAAACGTAGAGCTATATCTGTTATACAAAGAGATCTATTACGTAGAAACTAGAAAGAGAAAGAAGCAGTACAAGAGAAAATAGAGGAACAAGGTACTCCAGCTGAAGAACCAGTTGTACAAGATCCTATAGAAGAAACTACTGATATATCTGCTCAGGCAGATGAGGTACAAGCGGCAGTAGAGGAAACTATACCAGAACCAACTGAAACTATGCCTGAGATTCCGTAGGATGAAATGACTGAAGCTCCTCGTGTTGCTGTAGATGAAGTAACTGATGTAACAGAAGTTGAAAGATTACTCAATACTCTAGAACAAGAGTTCAGTGAAGATATACAAACTCCAAGTGAAAGAGTAGTAATTGAAGACGAAATACCTGAAGTAAACGACGAGTATACAGATAAAACTGAAGATATCAGAGTACAAGAAGAGGCTATTAATAATGCTGATTATAATAATACTGATGATTAGGTATTAATAGAAATAGAGAATAATCGTGCTGAACAAGTAACCGATCCTCAAGCAGAAATAAATGAGGTAGAGGAAGTACCTACTACTAACGCTGATGATATAGCTACTGAGGAAACTCAAGATGATTCTGAAAACGGAGGTGCTCCAGAACCAACTCCTATAAAAGAAGAGAAACCTGTTAACAAACCTCAAGTACCAGAACCAGAACCATCTCCTACTCTTACTCCTAAAGTAATAGAAGAAGATGTACCTAACTTCTTAGACGGTACAGCTGATGAAGTATTTATTGATCCTACTACTAATGAAGTAATGTGGGATCCTACTGGCATGGCTGAAATGAGTAATGCTATTACTGTTGGAGATGAAACTTTATTGTTTCAATAGGATTTTGATCTGTATGACAACGATCCGTCCATTGGTCCATCTGCATTTTCTAACTAGACCGCAGACATAGATTCTCGCAATTCTATAGTAACTAAGAGTAAGTAGAAGAAAGCTTATATTTCTAATACGTTCTTCTATCTTCCTACCACTGATGAAGTAATGCCTATTACTATAGGAGGAAAACCTGTAGAGTTTACTTCTGTAAACAACGGTAGCGTAACACGTAGACCAGGATCGGAGTTAGCTGAAATGCTATCTACTCCAGGATGGTTAAGTACAGTAGATGATGCTTATTATATAGTTACTCAATCTACACACGATATGCGTGGTGGTACTTCTGCTATAGATAATCTGGCTGTTCACCTTATACTAGAGAAAGACGGAAAGGTTTACAATACTTCACTAAGAGCTATTTCAGATCAGTTAAGGAAAGATCTGTTAGCACTTGGAATGAATTAGGAAGAAGTAGATAACCAGATTAATAATCTAAGATCTCTCAGATAGAGAATTATTAAGTCATATGCTCCTAATTACTTTGCTGATGGTAAATTACCTATCAAAGTAAATAAGCACGTGAAACCAACTAATATGCGTATTAGTAATGGTACACTTAATAACTAGACTGATAGTAATGGATTACCTATTTATCGTAAGCTTAATGAAGTAAAAGACTTTAATATCCCTAGTGATTCTTATGCGTTGTCTAGAGATATTATAAGCAGAGATGTTGAATTAGCATATGGAACTGGTCCATTTGGTATTGATCCATATGTTATAGAGAAACTAGATCAATCTGGTCCTACAGAAGTACAAGGTAGAGGTTATTCTGGTAAGATATATTATATACCTAAGAAGGAGAATACTCCATCACAATCTGTTACTCTTCCTATAATGTTAGCTGAGGAACTTCATAGAATACCTGGAGTTAATAGTCCACAAGATTTACAATTATCGAGAAATGTAGATGGTACTAGAAATGTAGACGAGAATGGTAAACCTATCCCTATGTCTACTGCCGAACTTATTTATGAGTTACTTGTAAATAATATATTTGGTAACAGTAGTGAGTTCTTATTAGGTTTGTTAGCTAATCACGGAAGTAAAACAGTAATGTTAGGTCTTAGTGATGAACAAAAACATAATTTCAATTTCTTACTCAGAAAACAGTTACATGTGTATACTAATGGAGTAGGAGAAAGAGTTTTAATTACAGGTAGTCTTAGAGACTACAGCAGACCACAGCTAGGATATACTACCAGATTTACTAAATTAGATAAGATAACAGAGGCACAGAAACGCAGAATAGTATTTGATATATCCTAGAATATTCACTGGAATACTGACAAAGACATATTAATGTCTGCTCCTGATGCTAATTTCGTATAGAGTATTATTAATACTGTTAGAGAACATCCAGAGCTAGTAAAAGATGGAGCTATTACTTTGTTTAATAATCAAGATTTAAGATTCCGATTAGAAGATCTTGGTTATAGGATGGATGAAAACAATAATCCTGTTAAAATACAGTAGGAAGGTTTAGATGCTCCTATAATGGCAGCTTGGTTTATCAATAACGGTAAACTAAAAACTGATTTAGGGGAACATGCATTCTATGCTCCTTTTGTATATACTGATGATGTCAGAATAGATAAAGCAGTATAGAAACCTGTAGAACAGCCTAGAACTGCTGTAACTACTGCTGGAGAAACTATATCCAAACAAGAACCAGCTCCTACTAAACCTAAGTAGGGTAATCGCAAGACTCCTACTATTGCTGAACCAGCTACTCCCTAGAACTTAGAGAAGTACGGGTTAACTATACCATAGGATCAGAAGTTACTTCCTGGATATGGTTGGGGTATTATTGATGGTAAAACTGGAAATAAGATAGTAACACAGGCTCCAAAGAAATTTATAGCTGGAGTATATTCTGACGTAAGAGGTGAAGGCACAATCAATCCTGAGAGAGCAAAACAATGGCTTGTGGATACTCTCGGCATCGATCCTACTAATGTTATTGTTACTAATGCTGCATTACGTACAGCCAGTGATAACAAGGTCTATGGTGTTATGAGAGTCGCTATTAATAGAATAGCAAATGAATTAATGCCTTAGATTGTATTATCCAAAGATTCTGGAGAAGGTGTACAATACCATGAAGCGTTCCACTATGTGAGCTTACTTCTGTTGAATGATTATCAACGTAATCAGGTTTATCAAGAGTATATCAATACTCATAGTGGTACTGAGAATATGACTAGGCAGGAAGTAGAAGAAGCTCTAGCAGAAGAATTCAAAAGCTATATGCTTAATGAAGAGAATCCTACTCTGAAATATAAGCTCGTTAAATTTTTTAGAAATGTAAGAGATTATATTAGAGCTTTCTTAGGTAAACCTACATTGTAGAATAGACTGTTTAGAGCTATCCAGAGTGGTCAATTTGCTAAATATCAGATACCTCAAGGAGCTAAAGAAGAGTTCTATAACAAATACGACGAAGGTGTATTCTATTATATTCCTGGTCTTTCTAAGGAACAAATGTAGAATATGCCTAATATACTTGATGCAGATACTTACTATAAGATGGTTAGTTCTTTAGTATCTACTTCATTGAGTATGTACAGTATTAGAAGTATTGAAGATGTTAGAAAACTGAACATTGATGGAATGTTCGATACTATTCAAACACAATTAGATAGTGGTTGGATTACTGAGGAAAATGCTCCATTAGTAGAAGATGTAGTAACTAATAAGGACATCTTTAAGAAGAATATATTAGCTCGTTTAGAACAACTAGGTATTAGAGAAGTAGAGAAAGTAGAAACAGAAGAGAATACTCGTCTTGAAACTGAAACTGGTGACAAGCCTGATAATACTTGGGATAAGAATCAAGGAGAAACTAGTAAGAAAGATAATATTGCATTCCGTGCCAAGTTGTTCTTCTACTCTGTACCTAAGTATGAGTATACTTTTGTAAAGAATGAGGACACGGGAGTAGTAGAGAAACAAATATCTCCGGTATTGGATGATGTGTTTGGTTTACCTGTTACTGAACCTTTCAATGAAGTATGGAATAAGATTATGGAGAATATGTGGAACATTGATAAATATGAAGATATTGTCAATACTGCTGCACGTTTAGCCGAAACTGATCCATTCTTCTATGCTTTACATGAGATACTTACATCAGAAGAGACTCCTATAGATGAGAATACCAAGACTCAACTTGAAGTTACTATTAAGAGTGCTAAGATTTAGATGAATACTATCAATGTAAAATCCGATACTCCTAATATTACTTATGATATGTCTGATGAACAAAGAGATTATGAAACTGCCGCTGCTCTTAAAAGATCTATTTGGGAAGTAATGGATAGCGATAATCTTAGAAAGATCAGGAGATTACCATCAAGATGGTCTAAAGCATTCTTTGCTTCAAATAATGTACTTACTGATGATGATGGTAAGAGGTATATTAATCCTAAATCAGTATCATATATAAGAGCTAGACGTGCAAACATAGATAAGACTGTAGCTAAAGTAAGAAAAGATAGAAGGAATCTACAAGATGGAGAATTGTTATTGCAACAAATGAAGAATGACTTCATTGAAATATGTAATGCTATTCAAATACCGTTTGATGAATTATCTTTAAATTACCTACTTGGACAAATTGCAGATACTAATCTTACTACTATACCTCAGCTTAATAAGTTTATTGCATTTTGGGATTCTAATTACCAGTTGGAGAATCAAGTAGGAGGCAAAGCTACTAAACAATTACAATCTTTCAACAAAGGTATTCTTGGAGATATTATGTTGTTGGGTAGCACTAAGGCTAGCTCTATTAAAAAGAGAGCTGGACAAGGTTCTGCTAGAACTATCGATAGAATATTTAACTATAGTTCTCCTACAGCATAGATCAATCTAATGGCAGTTGCTTATGGTAAGGTGCATCCTTCTCCACAAGAGTTTAGTGTCACTGGAGCAGATGGAGCATTGGTATATCCTATCAGTGAAAACAACTATATGACTGATTAGATTCGTAATCTTAACTAGAATACTCATGGTAAGAGAGAACAAATACTAAGTACTCCTTATAGTAAGAGAAGTCTTATAGCTAATGCTAATGGGGTTAATTTTAAATTACATAACTTCTTAGCTCTAAACATAGGAGATACTAGTAGAGACTACTTTGGTATAACTCCTGTAGAAGACTACGTTGCTAAGCTTACCTTAACATTTAATAATCAAATGGTATTACCTACTATGTCTGATAAGAAAACATGGTATAGTATATCAGGATTACAGTTAGTTAGAGATTTCATTACATCTAGAGAATTGAATGAAGGAGATCTGAACTATTATGAGATGTTAGGTCAGGAAGTACCAGAAGATTTCTAGATGTTTATCAATGCCGATAGAAAGTTTAGTGAAAGTACTTTAAATATATTTGCTAACTATTGGTTAGATGAATTTGATGCTGTATTTGATTATTATGCTCATAAAGATTATGTAGCTAGTAATCCTACCTTGAGAGTGGATAACTATCATGGTAAGATTAAGAATGGTAAAATGGATGCATCCGGAAACGGTGGTAGATTCAGATACTTTAGTAGTTTAAGAGTTGGAGATAATGTTATTAATGTCAATGAAGATCTTGCTAATATTGAAGCAAACGGTTCAACTGAAGAAGTAATGAAATATCTGAAGGATTTAAAAGTTCTTATGTTTGAAAAAGAAAATGTAAATACTTTGGATGAATACAACCGTTCTGCACCTATATTTAGTGCTCTCAATAATCTACTTGTAGGAGCTACAAATAGAGAATTAGCTAAGCTATTAGATAGAGGTATAGTTGGAATACGTAACGGACATTACTATAATAAGCTTGTTCCGTATAATATAATGTCTTACTATCGTAAAGGTATTAATAAACAGATGTATCCTTCTAATCTTAGTTACTTATTTGAAGAAGATGTTTTATTCTCAGCAATCGGTTCTCATGTTGCAAATAGTGCATTGTCTATTATAGAGGTAGAGAAATGTTTTACTGGAGATCCTGCATATTATAAGTGGAAGAAGTTTAAGAAAGATATTACAGATGATGGTGGTAATGTCATAGCTTCTTATGATGTTATATCAGGTAGAGACGTAGACAAGATCAAACGTTTGTCAGCTGTGCTATCTACTGGTACTAACCTAAGAACAATATGGGAAAATCCGGAAGAGAATAATACAAACATTAGTGTTCTTCATCTTAAAGATAATGAGATAGGATCCGAATATCATTCACAGTTGTTGAATATATTTAGAAACTCTATTCTTAGAGACTTGCTTAGTCAACAACATCCAGAATATAATGATAATCAGCTTATTGAGGCTTTGAGTACTAAAGAAAAAGAGGAAGAGTTCTATAATTCACTTGATGATGAACAAAAGAAATTTGTAGACTCTTACTCAAAGAATAGCGCTAATCCTTATGCTGATGGTTAGATTAACCAATCTGATGCAGCTGTTTATATTCGTCCAGCATTGTATCGTAAGATAATGAAAGCGTTAGGTCAATGGTCTGATGCTATCGAGGAAGCTTATAATATAATGGAAGGCGATGATGAAAGCTGGATGAATGATCCTGTTAAGTATGCTAAAACTAGTGCTGCCCTTATTAATCCATTGAAAATGGTTTACTTTGGTGATCATAAAGATGATAAGCTTAATCTTAATATTCCAGTATTCGATAAGATGGCTATCTTCCCTATGTTCAAGGTACTTGCTAAGGCAGATAACAGACTATTATACGACCGCATGAATAATGAAGAGTTAGGTGTTATTGATATGCTTACTTTTGAATCAGCGGTTAAAGTAGGGGGTAGACAGAAGTATTAGACCTATAAAGATACTAGCAATAATACATTCAATACAGAAGACTTAATGAAGCCTTCTTATAATGTATTCCAGCAAGAAGGTAATCTTCCAGTATTCACATAGGATATAAGTAATCTTCGTTTACAGTTGAATACTGATCCTCACGAACACACAGATCGTTCCTTTGGTACACAGGCAGTTAAGATATGTCTTGGTAATCTAGTAGATGATCGTATATATGGAGAGAATAAAGGTAAGTCTATAACTGGTTCTGAACTTAAGAACCAAGTAATGGATGCTATCAATGCTCTATCCGTTAAGGGATCTAGCGAAGTAATTAAGAGATTCTATCGTAATGGCTCTATTGATAATAGACAATTATCTGAATATCTTATTAGCCAAGCTGTATCTTCTGGAATGTCTAATGAAGTTATAGAAGGATTTAAACTAGATGCTAGCGGAGAATTCAAAGTTCCTTTGGCTGCTACAAGTTCTCGTAGATGGGTTGAAAGTAGATTAATATCTTATGTAAACAAACATGCTGTAGATCTTAATACTCCTGGTGGTTCAGCTGTACAGATGTCTTCTTTTGGTTTCAAAGCTACAGGTGCTAGAAAACAATCAGCATTAGGTTTTGCTATCAATGACGGTAAGAAACTGCGTTTCTTGAATGAAGATGGTAGTATGGACGTAGTTCTAAGTACTAACTTCTTTAGACATATAGTACCGAAAGAGTTTCAAGGTAGCTATGGTCAAATGAGAAAATGGTTATTGGAGAAAGGTATTATCGGTACTTCATCTACACCTGTAGGAGTTGGTTACCGTATTCCTACACAAGGTTTGTCTTCTACATTTAGCTTTAAAGTAGTAGACGTACTTCCTGATAGAATTGGTGATACTGTAATTGTACCAGATGAATTTACTGCAATGACCGGTTCTGACTTCGACGTTGATAAACTGTATTTGGCTACTCTTAACTATGATGAGAATGGTAAGATAATACAGTATGAAGCTGATGAGAACGGTGTAGAATTACCAGCATCTAAACAGAGTCAAAAAGCTCTTACTAATAGAATTATTCAGAATTACCAGATAGCTGTATCTGATAATAAGAATATGGCAGAAACTAGAGCTTCTATTGATACTCTTACTAAATTATTACAGAATGATATTCTTCCTTTAATTCAACCTTCTGTTAAGAAAGAAGCATTACCTATGTATGAATTGCTTCCATCTTTCCAGTTAGCACGTAAAGAAGAATATACTGGTGGTAAAGCTGGTATCGCTCCATTCGCTTTGAATTCTACTAATCACTGTTTAACTCAACTAGTACATCTTAATATGGCTTACTCTAATGGTAATCCTTATGGACTCGGCTAGTTAGACGAAATCAGAGGTAAAGACGGATTTAGAATACTTGACTGGTTATCTGCCATGATCAATGCTCATGTAGACGTTGCTAAAGATCCTTACATTATGACACTGAATGTTAATCAGATTACTTATAACATGACTAACTTATTGTTACGTGGTGGTATGGGTAAAAGTGCATTCTACTTCTTAGCACAACCTGTACTTAAGAAGTTCGCTAATGCCATGATTGCTAACAAAGGTGTTTATGGTGTAGATACTGTTACTGAGAATCAAATAGTAGCTTCCTTGTATAAAGAATACGGTACTAAACTTAGAAATGCTATTTCTAATCTATCTACTAATAAGTCTCAATGGGAAGAAATCTATAATGGTTTTGCTGATGAAGTAGGACTTGATAAGATTACAACTAATAGCAACGAAAGAGCTATTGACAGAAGTATGACCTTTGATGATAATAGACTCATACATTCTTTGTAGAGTAAAAATGAAGGCAGTGTTGCTTCTATGTATCAGTAGTTATTGGTTCTTAAGGCTTATAAAGAATTATCTAACGATGCTCAAACTCTTAGTGAATTAGTACATCGTTCATAGATTGATACTAAGAAATTCGGTAATACTTTAGCTCAATAGATGAACTTTAGAAACTCTTACGAGACATTCATTACTGATAAAGGTGAGATGTTTACTATTAGAGGAGTAGACTTCGATTAGAATAATCCTCAAGCTGCTTTACGTACATACTTTGGTTAGACATTCCTAAGTACTAAATTGCATCATGGTACGTCTCTTCCAAGAAAAATACTAAAGACTCAGGTGTTCCCAGCTACTCAAGTATATCAGAATATATTTACATCTGCTATGGGTATATTTGGAGAAGCTAAGACAGTAACTTATTCTAATGGTACAGAAGCTATAGCCTACAAGCATGTAGGAGATAAGAAATTCGTTAATCAGTTTGCTCAATATATAGATTCTATAATAAGAGCTAGATTAACTAGATCTCTTCCTGCACTTAGTGCTACAGATTCAGAATTGGTAGAGATGCTATATGGAAGTAATAGTATGTGTAAGAGGTTAACTGGTATCAAACAGTACATACTTGAAAACAAGAATAACTTCCCATCGTTGATTAACCAAGATGGTACTATTAAAAATGAGTTACTTAACTACTTACAAGAGTATCCCGGTGATGGTAATGTACAAATCGTAGATAGAATTGTATTGTCTGATTCTTCATTAAATAATGATTTTGATACAGAGAATCAATTAGTATCTGCATTTGCAGAACTGTTAGAGTCAGAAGATGAAGCTATAAGAGACTTTGCTAATGATTTAGCTAAGTATGCTTATCTTACTTCTTACGATGAAACTAGTCCGAATTCATTCTTCAATCTTGTACCTATTGACTGGAAGATATAGAATGGTTATACTTCTGTTATAAAAGAAGGTCTTACTCAATTTAGAACTTCTTCTAACAAAGTAGCCTATGATCTAATTGCACAAGAAAATGATAATGCAGAAGCTCTGTATTTCCCTTCCATAAATATAGCAATTGCTAGAAATATGTGGTGGGATGATTAGGTGGTTACTCCATATTCTTTACAATTAGAGAAAGGAGATAAGATATTATCTCGTTCTAACTATACTGTCAATGGTAAATTAACTCTTAAAACAGACTTATTTGGTTCTAGTCTTACTAGAGGCAAAGAGTTTATTAAAGTAGTTAATGGTTCAGGAAATGCTAAGACTACAGAACTCTATAGATTAGTAGGTACTACCCAATATATTAATGAAGAGGGAGAACCGATTGCTAGAGGTACTAAATATATCTATCAAAGAATACCTAAGCTTGGTATTAATGACAATGGATTCAAAGTAATGGAATTCCAAAAAGATAGTTTGGAACCATCTGCATTCCCAGAGAATTCCTTTAATGAGAAATCATTACTTACAGAAGGTTAGATAGAAGCTCAAGCTTTAACTACTCTCCGTAAGCCAAAGGATGCAAATGTTACTATTAAATTTATGCCTACCAATGTAAACTCTATTAAAGTAAGGTTACAATAGGATGCTAAAGAGATAGCTGGAATAGAAGATGGTAATCCAGTAATTAGTAATGTTGTAGATGTTACTGATGCCAGTGAAGTAGTACAATCTAATGAAGAATTTATTACAGACGAAATGATGCAAGAAGCTAATGAGTTTGTATATGATACATTCCAAGAACAATTTGATCCCATTGATGCTATGATGGATGTAGTACAAGAACTTCAAGAGGTATAGGATGTTGGTAATCTCACAGAAATGTTTGATCAACAAGTTGAAACTGATATATTCAGTGAAATAATGCCAGAAGAAGATGCTCAAGACATGGGTGCATTAGTAGAATTAGGTAAGAAACGTAAAAAAGAATGTGAATAATGCAGTGTTTAAATATAAAAGATAAAAAGGTTAAAGCAGCCCTTGATGAAGTGGCTCAAGTGTTGGGTGAGGACGCTGCTTATTACGTAATATCTGAGAATAACGGTTATGCTATAGACTAGGCTCCTAACGGGGCTTAGTCTAAGCTATTTTCAGATCTTCTAGATTATTACGAAGGTGATAGAACACAAGCTATCATCCATAAAGCTAATACGTTTAAAGACGAATTTAAGAAGAGTATAACACAAGATCAGCTAGATGAAAACGGAGAGTATATATTTTCTCAATAGTAGGAATAGGCTGAGTTTACTCGTACTACTCAAGAGAATGCTAATAATATTGAAGAAAAGGTAAATAACTTTAATAAGTATCAGTTCAATACTCAAGAAGAATTAGATTCTAGACTTAAATCTATTAGAAAAAATCTTGAAAAAGGTTTACAATCTAGATTAAGCGCTTTAGATGAAACAGATAGTTACTAGAGAAATGAAATTAGAGAGCATATAAAGTATCAGATTAAGAATCTATAGAATGACATTATCAGTGATATAGATATAATTACTAATTTTACTAAAGAATTAGTAAGTGATGTTAAAACTATAGCTAAAGAAGTAGTTGACGCTTACAATGGTAGAGTTAATGCTCTCACTGATGAAAGATTAGTATCTCTTAACAAAAATTATTTTGGTTTCTATTGCAAGTATGCTGATGAGGTTTACAATTCTTTAGTTAATTTATCTGAATATTAGGAAATAATTGGTAAACCAGAATATAATTCTTTGTTAAAATAGCTTGAATTATGTAAACAAATACTTGATGCTTGTTCTGATCACGTAAAAAGAATGTAGGTAGAGAATGCTAGACGTCTTATGCTGGATAATGGAATTAAGGCTAATTCTCCTACTATCTATAATTACTTAGTGGAACAGAGCAAAGAAACAAATAATGATATATCTTTCTTAACAAGATGGTTAGGTGCTGGTGATAAAATCAACGATGATGCAGTAAAATCTTTATATAAGATACTTCAAGATACAGAAAATAAGATTAATAGTAACACATTTAATAAAGCTTAGGACTTACTTAGGCTGTTAAAGGATGCTAATAATAATCAAAAAGCTTTATTTGAAGTAGATGAAAACGGACAAACTACTGGTTACATCGTTAGAGATAGAAACTATGGAAGATTCTAGAATGATTATAATAACTATCTAAAGTAGTTAAGAACAGATTTAGGATTACATCCTGGTGACCTTACTTCTCCAGAAAATAGAAGCGTTAGAATAGAGTATAATCGTAGAAAGAATGAATGGCTATCTAATCACTGTGAGCGTAAGTATACCAAGGAGTACTATGAAGCATTCTATCAATTGAGTGATGAAGCAGCTAATGCTAGAGAATTGGTTACTACTAAAATTAGAGATATCTCAAGTAAGTACAGAGATATAGATGGAATCGTACACTATGAGAAGTTTACTGATGAAGAATGGAATCAATTACAAGAGTTATTCTTAGAGAAGAAATAGCTATCTAGTAAGTATGACATCTATGGAAATGAAAAACCTCTAGGAAGTGTAGAGAGAGCTATTGCTGATGAACTATCAGAATTAAATGACAAGCTGGCTAAAGGTCTTAAAATGAAGACCAATATGCAAAAGTTTGAAGAGGTACGTAAAGAAAAAGAAGCTACTCTAAGTCCTAAAGAATATCAAAAATGGATAGATAGAAATACTAGAACTGTTTACTCACAAGAGTTCTATGAACTGTTATCAAAGATAGATAGAACTGATTATGGTGAGGCATATGAAGAGTTAAACCGTCAAAAAAGGGATATACTTAATACTTTCAGAGATGATAAATCTGGAGAGATAAATGTCAATCTTATGCCTAACTCTACTATCAACCTACTTAATAGAATAGATTTAAAGTTACGTCAAATTAGAAAGTCTAAAAAGAGACCAAAGAAAGAAGGTCTTAAGTTTGACGATATAGCTAAAACTGTTCCAACAGAGTAGTATAGAAGAGACTATAGTGCTGCTGCTATTGCAGATCAAGATAATCCTGGTTCTTTGTAGTTATTTGAATTACAACACACTTATATAGATGCTCAGGGTAGAACCGTACCTAAATCTTATTATACTAAAATAGTTCCTAAAGATTCTAAGTATATATCAATAGAGCCTTCTATGAACTTTACTGAGTTATCAGAAGAATCTCCTTTCTATAATAAGAAATTTGATAGAAAGAATGACGAGTACTATCAACCAAAAGTATCTATATACGATAATAGTAAAGCATTTAAAGCTATTACTAGTGATCCTAAACTAAATGCTCTTAGAGAAGCTTTAATCAATACTATGGCTGAATCTAATAGTAAGTTAGATAATCTTCATGGTTTGAATAAATACAAGCTTCCACAGATATCTGGATCTATGTATAAATTCTTGAAAGCTCATAACTATAATCCTCTTACTGGTATAGGTAGTTATTTACGTGATGCTATATCTGTTAAAGGGGACGATGTAGGTATTCAGAAATCTGTTAAGACTGCTCCTGATGGTACTTCTTTAGCTATGATTCCTCAATACTTTATTAAAGACTTAGATAACCCAGCTACTATATCAGCTGATATGGTTGGTTCTGTTATCCAATATTTTAAGATGGCTGAGAACTATAAATAGAAGAGTGCTATTAAAGCTAAAGTAGAGAATATTAAAGCATTCTTAGGGTAGAGAGCTTATACTGGTTCTATGAATGGTGTAGTTGCTAGTGTTAAAAGATTCTTTAAATAGAAAATTCAACCTAAAGAGGGTAAAGAAACTAATATATATAAGTTTGCAGAGAAGTTCATTAATATGAATGTTTATGATGTTAAACTTAACTCTATTACTTTTTCAATTAAAGATAGAGAGTATAATATATCTAAACTTCTTAATATGCTTCGTGCATTTGGTACTCTTCGAAATCTAGGTTTGAATTACGCATGTGCCTTTACTGGTTTCTTTACTGCATTACATTCTCATTTAGTTAATGTCATCACAGGAAGGTTTTACGACTTTGAAGATGCTGTTAATGGATTTAAGGACATGATATATGACACCTTTAGGTATGGTATCAATGCAGGTAATAGGAATTATAAAAGTCAACAAATGGCATTGATGGATTACTTTGAAGTAGGATCTACTACCGAAAGTTTATACAGACGTACTAATATTAACAGAGCTCTTAATGTATTACAGAATGAGTGGGCATTCCATGCTTACACTGCCTCTGATTACTTTATTAAGGGACAAATTTTAAATTCTGTTATGTACAACTATAGAAATGTAAACGGTTAGTTCATGTCAAAAGAAGATTATTTTACTAAATATGGTAGAACTGAAGAAACTAAAGATAACTGGAAAAAATTAACTTCATTTAAAGGTTCTATCAAGTTTGTAGGTGGTAGAATAGTAGCTATTAATCCTAAAGATTAGAAAGCTGTAGATGCTATTAAGCATACTATTGGTAATACAGCTAAGAATCTAGCTGGATCTGCTGATGGTTAGCTTACTCCATTGTAGAAAGCATAGTTTACTACTAATATATTTGGAGCTATGTGTATGATGCATAGACAATATATTCCTATTATTATGTAGGAAAGATGGACTATGGAAAAACAATGGGACTATACTTCTTAGAGATATGTAGAAGGACTTCTTCGTACTCCTCTTAGAGTATTTGGATAGATCTATAAAGATAGAAAAAATATTAATGTTATGAGTGAATTATTCAACAAACTAGTCCTTAATAAAGGATTTGAAGATGAACTTACTCGTACTAATATGAAAAAGCTCAAAATAGAGTTGCCTCTTATATTAGGTATGTGGCCATTTATTTCTTATATAGTAGGACAAGCTGCAGATAAAGATAAGAAGAATAAATTACTTAACTTATTTGCATATGTAATGGCTCGTACTTCATTTGAATCTGGAGCCCCATATAACTTAGTAGATATATATGGTACAATTAAAACTCCTACTCCTCTATATAGTCTTATAGATAACTTTGGCTCTATTATTAGTTATCCAGCTGATTTAATCTAGGGAGCTATTAGAGATGATGTTAAACCTAATAAGAAAATTACTAGAGGTGCCTATAAAGGTAATACTAAATTTGAAAAAGCTTTGTGGCAATCTACTCCGTTTAAGAATGTTAAAGAACTTAATGATATACCTAGTAAGCGTAGGTATTATGAAAAATAGATTGCAGGTGATTAAAAAAGTAAAGCCAGGTTGTTCAAGCCTGGCTTTTTTGTTGTTCAATGTTACATATATAAACATTCATAAAATGAATTGTCTAAATATTTTTTCCAAGTGATACAAACTTTCATATAGAAATCATTAGTTAGTAACATATTACCAACTGAGTTTATTCTATCAAAAAGTAAGATAGCTTCTTCCTCTGTTAAGGTAAAAACATACGCATATCGTCTTGTATCTTTGTAATCAATAATTCTACAATTATAGAAAAATCGATTGTATGTGAGCTCTTGTATTATATACTGATCATATAGATTAGAGTATATTACTCCAATACTTTTGTTATTCACAACTGTTACATCTACAAATTTTTCAGTATTAAATACATCTGGATTTAAATCAAAAATGGCTGCATAATACCGCAGCCATTTGTTATATTTGCTAAAATCCATTATACCATAGACATTTCAAAAGGATGTATCTCTTCTACTTCCATGATAGCTTCTTCATGATCTGTGATCACGCAACTATCTAGCATAATTGACAACAACACTTCTTCTTCTGTCTTTGGGTTATAGTTCTTCAATTCCTTCATTAGTATAATACTCTATAGTATGATCCCAATCGTTTGAATTGATATGATATGATATTCTTTGTAAAACGTCAGATATTACATTTTTACGATTTAGTAATTCATCCTCGTTAAACATGTTAAATACTCTCACTTCATTGTTTCCATTTGTCTGAATAGCGATTATATATGCTTCCAAATCATAATCATCTACATTAAGATTCAGTTCATTAAGCATATACCAAGTAATAGCACAAATGTAAAAAGCTATTTGCCTGTAATAATCGAATTCTTCTACAGAATGTTTAAAATTATAAACATCACTTGTAGTTTTAAGGTCTATCAAAATGATTTTCTTATTAACATGGTCAAACATTACTCTGTCAAGTAACGACTTACAAGGTATTCCCTTATAATCCCAATTAATATGAAACTCATTATGACATTCATATGTAGTAGGAACATCAAATAACAACTTATTAGCTGCAACATGTTCCTCAAGATTAGTCTTAATCTGTTTTAGCATAGTAAGATCAGAAAAGGAAATTATCTTTTTCTTATCACCTATTTCCAAATACTTTATGTACTTTCCATAGTTTTCTACTATACTTTTTGCTTCAGTTAACTTCTGTTCGTCTGACTTCTTATTATTATAAGCAAAGTTATATGCCGATAATAATATACTCTCCTCTGATTCAAGAGGATCTGTCAGTTTGTAGTTATAATACTTTTCACATAGGTCTTTCTGTTGTTTTACTCTTGGCACTTCGAAATCTAATATTTCGTAATCTTTCCAAAACTCTTCTGGTTGAAGAATATATTCATGTATCATAGTACCTTTCTCAAGATACTTTCCACTAATACCTTCTTCTTTTCCATCAAGCATATCACGTAGATATCTTGGTCCTTTTTTCAAAAACCATCCGATAGCTGAATTAGATATACGAGTATTATCTTCATAGTACGGTATATCAATTTTCATTTTTCTCATTATCTAAAACAAAGCTTTTGAATTCTTCGAGTTCTTTAATGCCTTTCTTAGTATTCTGCATTTCTTTATAATACATAAATGCTCTAGTTACATCTCCACATTCAAGACAATTCCATATTGCATCTTTACTTCTGTTTATAGACTCTTCTCGAAGAATAATCATAGATTTTACTTCATTCTTTACTTTACGAATTAAAAGAAGCTCATCAATCTTCTCCTTCGCTTTCTTCACTATCTTCTGTATCAGGTTCATCTTCTATCTCCTCTCCAGTTATTGGTAATTCTATTTCATCTTCCTCAGACATCATTCCGAGATATTCTTTCTGAAGTGCAAAGAATTCTTTTACTTCATCCATACCTATATTGTTTCCTTTTAACGCACTAAATGTCTTAAAAGAATCAATAAGTATAGCTAAATATTCTTTGTTTATTTCAATCTTATCACTAGGCGTCATTACTTCTATCTCTATAGGTTTCCAACCTTTTTTGCGATTATACATATTATTTAACATAGAACAGTTGAATGCTTTATTCTCTTCCTTAGAAGATCCATTATGCCAATGTCCATATAAATGAATAAACTCTTTAGGACTAATCTTTTCTAAACTAACTCCTAACATCATATTTTCATATGGATTATCATGAGTAATCAGAACGTCTACGTCCTTTGGAATATCGTTATATTCTGTATAAGAGCTTTCAAAAGCCCATCTACCTTCCTGAAAGGGTATAGGATCTATAAATGGACATCCGTAGAACTTAATCTCATTATATGTATACTCTTCATTTATTAGTATTACTAATTTACCATTAGTACGTACTGATAAATCTTGTTTGAGTTCGCTAAGATAACCTTTTTTATAGGCATCTTCTAGAAAAAAATCATGATTACCTGGAGTAATAATAACTTTATCACATGGTTGTCGGTTAACCCAACTAGCAAATCTATTATACCACCATTTACGAGATGCATCTAGAGCTCGTTGGTCATTTAAACCAACTATATCTCCGCAGATACACAATACATCGCATACAGGAGTATCGATAAACTCACCATGTATATCGCTTATTCCACATATTTTCATATTTTCATAATAGAAAATTAAAGGCAGGATTTCTCCTGCCTATTTTTTAGCAATCGCAAGGTATGTAATCGTCTTCGTCATCATCGTCATCTTCATCAAAATTGATAATAGTTACTTCACTATTCGATTCTGAATTATCTTCGGAATGTTTTCCATTCTTATTGACAATGTTCATATCCTTCAAAATATCTTTGTTAGACAATTCGGAGAACATCAACTTTTCATCAATAAATGACAAAATGTTATCAATAGATAACAAATTAAAGTTGCTTACAATAAAATCGTAAGTTTCTTCAATATCATTCTCAGCAATACCCTTATCTTTCAGGATTTCCTTCAAGAAGCGAGCGTTATCATTTGCTTCAAAATGACGATTATAACGTACACGAGAACAGCGATCTTTCAAATAACTATTCACTCTGTCTTCATTATTACACGTAAACAGAACAAGTTTCTTTGCATTAGTCTGCACACCATCTAACCATCCTAACAAGTCTTCTGTATCCCAATGCTTGTCTACCTCATCAAAGATGACAGCAACCGGATGAGAGAACTTACAGAAAAAGTCATTAATCTTACTTGTCGGGAAATCCTCATTTACTACAATGACAGGAAGACCCGAATTTCGTGCAATTACTTTTGCCATAACAGTTTTGCCAGTGCCCTTGATACCACTGAGCATTACACCAGTAGAAAGTTTACTGGTCTTTTCAAAATAGGTATTGACACGATGAATAAACGTCTTATCATCTTCTGTCAAATACACTTTTGGAGGCAAGTTTAGTGATCCATCTTCTTCAAAGTACGACATACCTTCGTAACGATTGTACTTCAAATTATACACTTTACCGTTGATCAAATCATAATCAAGACCAGTGGGTTTAGTCACTATTTTACTACCTAATTTTATAAATTCTGACATAATCTGTTATTTTTTAGTTTTAATTCGTCGATCATAGCATCGACTTGTTTTTGGTTACGAACTAAGTATAACTTATAGTTCGCTTTACTCTGCATTAGAGTATATTTGAAAATCTTCCAGCGTAATGGGAATGAATCTCCCATGAGTCCTTTACATTCTATTATAAAGTCCTTGCCTACGAAGTCAGGTAAATAAGTCATAGCTCTTACCTTCTCTCCGTTATACTCAAATTTGGGTATTAACTCAAAGTGAGTTGACTCATATTCAGCTGGAATCTTAGCTTCTTTCAGTTTTTTATAAGTATAAGTTTCAAGTTTACTTCGGAACTTTATACCATTGTAGACATTAGGTGTAGCATTTCTTACTCTACTTTTTGTCTATTTCTTTTTATTTTTTGGTTTCATATTTCCAAATATATCCGTTAGGATCTTTGTGTAAATTATTACAATAACCACTTATTGTACTCTTAGATAAATTACTAAACTCTGCAGCTTCTTTTAAACTTATATAGATACATATTAAACGTTTTTCTTTATCAAATTTTAATACCTTCTTATATTTCTTAAGTGGCAATTTGTTGTAGTTCATATTATACTTTCTAGTACACCATTCAAGATTATTAACATTATTGTTATATTTGTTTTCATCTTTATGGTTAACATCTGTATAATTATTTGTATTTTCTAAAAAAGTAATAGCTACTAATCTGTGTACAGTTTTCGTTTCTATTTTACTATTTTTAGATAAATTTACTTGTAAGTATCCTGAGTTTTTAGCAAATTGCTGTAGTATTTTACCTTTTATCTTTCTAGTAGTATAACGATCTCTCTTAACTACTCTATCAATTGATCTTATTCTTCCAAAATTAGAAGCTTCGTAATTTTCATAATTTGGTATAACTTTCCAAATTTCATTCTCTTTTTTCATGCTGTTAAATTATATAAACATATAATATTATAACGCATGTTTATATTGTTTGTTAACAATTTTCTCTATTTCTTTCTTTACAACTTCAAAGTTATTTAACTTTACAGCATCTGATACATCTTTTGCATTTAAATACTTTGGTATAAAACAAGCTTCTAAGCCTGTTTTAAGGCTCACCTTACGACTATATTTAACTCCAGCTGCATCTCTATCAAAGAGTATAATAATGCGCTTAAAACGCTTCTTAAGGTCTTCCAGGATGTCATCTGGTATGAACGTACTTTCTGATGATGGAGATATTGCTGGTATTCCCATCTCATATAAACACATCACATCTTTTAAACTCTTAGTAATAAAGAGTATGTCACCTTTCTTAGGTAGTTGCTTAAAGCCTTGTATATCGTACTCAGTTAGATTGTTTCTCCACTTTGTATATTTATCTCCTAATGGTCTATAGATTTTAAAGTTATTATAAACTTTATAAGCATACATAGGATTATCATTCTTATATATACCTTTTACTATACCATTACATAGATAATACTTAATACTACTTACATCATACTTCTTTAGTGTAGGTAAAGAGATATGAAACTGAGACCAATAATTGGTATCGACTGAAGTGAAATTCTGTCTTACTATACCAATTACTGTCTCAGAAGAAGGTATGTATTGCTTTGAGCTATCGAGTTTAGTGTCTGGAGTAATCTTTAACTGATCTACTATGTCACTTAGTATATCATTGTAATTAGTTATACCTTTAAGTAAAGATACAAACTTAACTACATTACCACATTCACCATTACCATGATCCTTGAACAAAAGTTGTCTTGTTCGCTTACTATAGTAGATTCCAAAAGAAGGGTTTTTATCCTTCCGAAAGGGACTATTATAGATAGCTCCAACCTTAAACTGCCCAAGGTAGTGAGCATATATGTCGTATTCGGTTACTTTAGATAATATATAATCCAAAGTAATAGTTGTGGGTAGTTTTACCCTTCTTTTATCATACATACTTTGTACGATTGGTTAGTTGCGGACGTAGGATTCGAACCTCGTCTCTAGATTATGAGTCTAGTGAGCTACCATTGCTCCACCTCCGCAGTATATCCTATAGCACTTACTATAGGATAATATTTGTTAAAATTAGTAAATTCAGTGAACTATCTCCTAGTTATCTTTTTCAGTTTCTGTTTGCAGAAATATCTGGTTGTATAGAAAAGCTCTAGTACTATATTTTACTCATGTTGGTCCAAATAACTTATGAACCTCAAGCAATATTCAACTCGGCAAAATCTATAGTGCAAATATTAAGAGACAGAAAAATCTTCCTATGCTCTATAACACGGAAGCTATTCTTCCCCTAACTGACAAAATCGATTGATATCTTGTAGGACTCAAACCTACCATTTAAATAATGACTTTACATTTCATCACTATATGGGATATCATATAGCTGCTGTTCATCGCATATCAATATCATTCAACTTTGAATAACTGTTCAATTTCTTTTATTTTTGCATCTGCTGACTCTTTAGTCAAACATTGTCCGTTATTAATGACTATGTTTTCTTTAGTCTGTTCTAGTTTCATTGGCACTGAATGTCCCATTCCAAAGCCATTCTTATAATGACCTTTTTGATGAGCAAACATAAAATACCTAAAAAACCAGGGACTAATACCATTTAATATTAGACCTTTATTTAACGCATCTTCATGTCGTTTAAGACATACTTCTAGTTGATAATGTACACCTCTTTCTTCTCGAAATGTTCCACCTGGATCATCAGTAGAATCGCAAGCCCATACTGCAACACGATAGCCCATTGCTTCTAGCATGTCTACTATCTGCATAGCTGTATAAGCTTTATTGATCATAGCACTTGCTCCTACACAACAATTCTCTGATATAACTACATATACATTAACTAAACGTCCACTTCCGATTCCGTACGTTTTGACTCGTTTTCTCATTGCTGGAAAACCTTCAAGAAGTCTATCATAGTTTAAGTCATCTCCATCAAATTCATCATAAACATATTTACGAGAAGAGCCTCCTAGACTAATGTCTATTTCAATCTCTTTGAGATTATCAAGACCCTTCTGATAATTATATTTACTTTTCAAAATTTCTTCAAGTCCTAGACCTCTAAAACGTTCGTCATCTTCTTTTAAATGATATCTACAATCATTAATATTCCCATCCTCTGTAGGATTAAGAGCATCAGTGTAAAAATCGTGTATGTTGTCATACACATATGTTAAGTCTTTCATGATTAAGCTGCTTGTTGTTTTCCTCTTATCCTCTGTTGCATTTCTAAAACTCGAGTGATAATATCTGAACCTGAGGGTATCCACGAAGGTCTATCTCCAGGTTTACTGTGTCTTTCCATTTCTCTCTTCTCTTCCTTTAGCCATTCTTCGAGCTGTTTCTTCTCGTTTTCAGACCAATTTACAATTAGGCGTTCTGCCCAATCTTGGAAGTAATGATACTTAAGATTATGACCCGCTTGAATCATACGAGTAGAAAGTACTTTACGTACACTTGTCTTTGCAACAAATTTACGAAGTAAGTTTACATAAGCAACAACTTCATCATCATACTGACTTTCGTATTTTGCAGAGTACGTAACTTCCACAATACCGCCTACAAAACGGTCTATGGTCGACGCATCTAACTGGTTATTTGCTACATATTGACGGTCGCATCCAAAACCAAAAGTATTACTAGTAGCTATAATAATACACTTCGGATGCCGATGAACTAAGCCCGTAGTAGTCTCAATTTCATCATTAGCTAACGCAGCATTCAAGATCTGGGCAACTGCCGGATCTAATGCGGTTATCTCGTCAATCAATATAATAGATGGTTTAGCGTAAAACTCCCCAAAACGAGTAGCTTCACGAGTCGGATACTTATAACCAATAAACTCGGTAGCCGACGTACCAATACCACAAGAAATACAAAGATACGGAAGATCCATATCCTCTGCAACATTTCTTGCCATTGTACTCTTTCCGCAACCTGCGGGGCCCACCATCCATATATTCTTTATGCCGGCCTCTATAGTCCTACGTAACTTTTCATCCGGCTCAAGACTAGTGAAGTTGAATCCCAACTGTCTGCTAGTCTCTAGAAACTTTAGTCTCTCTGCTTCTTTACTTTGTCTATCATAGGTATCAAGTAATTCTCCAATCTCTTTCTCTTTCATCTTAGGAGTGAGACTGTTAATTATCTTAATTCCTGTCATAGAGGTTTTATATTCATTACCTAGATAGTCAACAAAAACAAATTTGCCATAGGAATCTTTAAGCATATAAAGATCCTTTCGTTGATTCAATCTTTTCTTCTTCCCGTCTTCTTTGATAGTAGTAGAAATGGCAGCATAAATTACTTGACCTACCTTAAGTTCGTCTCGCTTTATGTTCTGTCCATCAACCGTATTGATACCATTAAATGTATATCTAGGGTCTACTATATCAATATCTTTGTTGAAAAAATGTTTATTAATAAATTTTGACAATCGCATTTTTAAATTGATTTTAGTAAAACAAAAAGGGTAGCTTTTGCTACCCTCAAATCTTTTTAAAACGTGCAACAGAGATCTTTCCTTTTATCAAAAAAGGGTAGCTTTTGCTACATCTCCATTGCACGTATCCGCTACTTAAAGCCTAGCGTAGGCAGCTGTTTATACTAATCTTAAAATGGCAATCCGTTTGGATCTGCATTATCAGAACTAGTACTTATACTAGTCAGATTAGCAACTGGTGTCTCTGTGTCAGCAACAACAGGTTTTGTGAAATTATCGATTCGCAATTCAGTAATGCTAGAAGTCTGTCCTTCGGGCAATACCATCGGTTCGATGAATGTATATCGTGCATAAGACGGAAGAGTAGTATATCCCTTATCGTTATATACAATCTTCACTCTCAATTTCTTAGATTTATCAGCATTATTCAAATAGTTCACTACTTCTTGAGAAAACTCTTCAAAGCTAGTTCCATTGAATACAAGCTGTTCATCACTATACCAACACAACAGAATTTGCATCATACGAGAGAACTGAGTATCCTCTTTCTTCTGCAATGCGCTATCATCCATACCTTCAAATTTGGTAGGTTTCCACTCTGTTTGGGTAAGTGTTGCACCGTTTTTCTCGAAAACGATTTCAAGAAATTTCAATCCTGTAGGAGATTCAGCTACTCTTGCACTTTTCAAAGTTACATTTTCGTGAATACCTGCGGGAATAAATTTTACATCATTCTTTACTATCTGTTGTGCTCTTTCTTTACTATACATATCTTATAATCTTTTTACTCTGGTAAATAAATCTTATCCCAATGAGTTGTTATCTCATTGTTCTCATTACTCTCTGCTATAACAATCTTTTGTCCTCGTAGATGTGGTGCTCGTGCTTCTCTTACAGAGTTATCTCCCCCTTCGAAAGAGATAATAGTTTCGTTTTTCTTTCGATAAACATAACCTACAGCATCAGCTTCACCACATACAATATCTCCTAGTCTTCCGACTAAGTCTATTGCCATCTCTGTTAGTTCTTCACCTTCTTTATTGATCATCTTATCTTTAGTATGACCAATTAAAATGAAGTTCTCACAGAGATCCTTAAACATAAATATAACCTTTTTAACTGCTTCTCGAATATATAAGTAACCAGACCCGTTAGGGAGCTGTCTTACATCTTCACCTTTAAAAGCTTTACCCATTGGAGTTTGGCGATACAAAGTAGCTGCATAAGGTAAACAGATCTCTTCTAAGCGTGTTGCATTATCAATTGCAATATACTTATAAGGTTTCTGTCCTGTTTCATTTATCTTTTTACGTATTTGATTTGCGATTTCTCCTAAATCATTTACGCTACGAGCTTGAATAGAGAGTGCTTCCAAGAATTCGGAACCACCCTCTAAGTCAACAATCAAACAATTGTCTAGTTGTGAAAGTAATGTAGTTTTACCAGATTTTGGTTTGCCAAACAGTATTAGAAATCTGGGATTCTGTACTTTTGGTTTATTTTTAACAGTTGGTAGTACTAACATACAAAAATAGGTTTACTACTTTATATGATATGATAGTATCTGATAAAATTTGAAAGAGTCTGATATTATAAAGTAAAAATTAGAGACTTAAATTGGCATTAAGCTCAGCATTAATCTTAGTACTATTATTTACCATAATAATAATGTTATTAATGACAGTCTTTTCTTCTTTCGGCAAACTACGATAGTAGCCGGCGAAGTTGTTTTTCGGGATAAGCTTATAGCCTACCTGGATGAAATTAGCATACTCACGTACGGGAGTTCCATCTTCAAGACGGAAATCATACAGAGGTGCATAATCACGCTGTGTCTTAGCATAATCGTCAAGACGTTTCATAGCTAGCTCAAACTGAGTTGCCATGTTATAATTTTCTTCCCGTTCAAACGGGCAATAGCGACATTTTGCATATTTTGCTACGTCGCAACGAGAAAAGTAATCACGACCGAAACGAATTTTATTGTTCGGTCCAATATACTGATAACTAAATGGACTTTCTTCGGTGTCAATACCGTCGATTGTGAGTTCTGGATAAGCCATGACTAGACGTTTCAAAAGATAATTCTTATACTCGCCTTTGGAGTCACACTTAATATTCGGGGTTGTTATCGTAAATGCTTTCATATTCAGCCTATTTTTTTATTGTTGTTAAATACTACTTTTTGCTGCTCAGTAGTATCCCTGTTAACTTCTTTCAGTTTCCCATACTTAAGTTCGTTATCAAACTCTAATATACAAGGTTCTCCCCCATCTCTTACTTTTAAGAAATGTAGATATACCTTATTTTTTACAGGTAAGCGATTGATGCCGTAACTTGTAATATTGAGTAACTCTGGACGCGATAATGCTACCACGAAGTCGCTAGCTTGGAAAATTGCATCTGAAGCAGCTAAATCACTACGCAACGGAAAGTGCATAGATGGATTGTTTATTCGATCAGGTAATTCAATATTTCGATTCATCTGTGAAATCTGTATAATACTCGTATTAGAAAGTTTCTTTTTACGAATAAACATCTTCTGTAAATCTACTATTGTTCCACGTTCCGTATCTCCTTCAACCAATAATGCATGATCTAGGATTACAATTAGCCATTTACCTGCGGCTACTGTTTCGTGGAAATAATCTATAGTTTTTTCGATATTTGCGACATTGCTTGGAGTATCTACATAGTACACTTTGTACTGTTTCAATTTTTCAGCTTCTCTTTCAACTTCTTGATAAGTGAGCTCATCCATACTGTCTTCCGCACTGTATATTTCTGCCGTAGTGCGATTCAATCGATTACTTAGCTTTCTACCAATTTGGCGATAACTAAGCATCTCAAACGAAAAATTTAAGATTACAATTTCCTGATCTTTATTCAAATCAATTAAATCAGTTTCTAACGTATTTGTAAATGCTGATTTACCCGAACCTGAAGTACCTGCAATGGTTAGAATCATATTTGGTTCTAATCCACCACAGCATACTTTATTAAACTTAGACCATCCTGTTTTAAGAGGTACTATAGTTTTATCCTTTCTAGCTTTTATATAAGCTAAGGACTCATCTGTTACTTGCGAGATAGTCCTAAAAGGTAAGGTATTAAATGACTCCTGATCCATACGGCAAGTCCTCATTTATTGGGTTATCATTCATTTGCTCTTCGTAACACTCCCACTCATGTTGAGTGAGCCATTTCCACATAGTCTTCATATAACCCATTTTGCCTGTTCGCATCTTATCATCGATTTCATATCTTAAACAAGCCATGATATGATCATGCATTGCTTTAGACTTGCCGATAATACGGTTATACTCTTTTCTACATTTGTTTACATTTGCCCTTAGATAGCCTTTAGTGCCATCAGGTCTTGTAACATAAACTGGAAATACTTCATAGAACTGATCAAACATACTCTCTTGATCTCTTTTAATAGAGAGAAGAAGTTGTTCTGAAGCACTATAAATTTTATTGTCGTCAGAAGTAGTAACTACGACAATGTTACGTTGAATTAAGTCTTGTATTTCTTCTTCATTAACTCGGCTGAGAAGTTCATGAATGTCTTGATTATTTGTTTGATTCTCATTCAATACAAGGCTAATAAATACTAATTGATTAATTGATATATCAAATTTATTTAATAGAGAGGTATCTAATTCTAGTATCATAATACATTAAAGTTTTATGACAAATGCACTAAGAATTTGATACTATTTGTTAGAGTCTGTTAAAACAGTTCTAATTGTCTTGGTTTTAATTCCTCTACTATCTTAAGAGCTTCTCTTAGATAATATCGATAATTAATATTGCGTTGTTCAATAGGTTTATCATCGAATTTATTCAATAAAGTAACACCAGAGGATGCTAACATATTCTGATACGAACGTGCACTAGCTTTAAATTGCTCTACTCCTACATAAGGAACATCACGCTCTACTATTTCACCTTCCTTATAACCAGTAGGCTTCCATTTCCATAGATATCCACCATCAGTAGATGCATAGAAACGATTAGTTCTCTGTTGTTCTTCATTCATATACTCAACATGCCACTGTTTTCCAGTCTTCTCAGACATTAAGAATTTCTTAATATCTTTGCAACCTTCAATAGTTTCTTTTACGGGTATTCCATCTACAAAGTATTTAATTACAGCTTCAGGAATTATCTTTGCAGATAACCCTTTACCTAATAATACTTTGGTAATAAACATGCCTTTTGTTTTGATTAAATCAGGATTCTTGCTTTCGCTATATCCTTCCTTAACTGCTATATAATCATTAATAGCATATTGGTACATAGCTTCAAAACGATCTTCTTCGAGAGTAAGTTTAGTAAGCTGTTCCCAATTTCTACAAATATTGTTGGCCTCTTGATAGCTGTCTCTCTTAAGTAATACAAATAAACCATCTGTATTAGCTTGGACGATTCGACATCCTATTTGAGTTAATTTCTCAGCTAACATTAGTAATAGCAACTGTCCATTTATACGAATCTGCATTACTGCATATGGACTATAACAAAAGTTGTGTTCATTCTGTAGATTACCCGATAAACCATTCAACGCTAACTTTAATGTCTCATTCTTTACCTTATCTCCATTATGTTTCGCTTCTATTCTCTCATCTTTGATTTGAGAATATACTTCAAGGAATTCTGGACCTAAATGTTTAGGGTAGAATCCATATTCGATTAACATACTGGGGTATAGTGATGCGACATCGATGTCTATAAGCATTTCATTTTCCTTAGGAATAATAATTTCAGGATCATTCTTAGAATGTATCCCTCCTACTCCTACGGTATAGCGTAATCCTTCGAAAACAAAGTTGTTTTCATATCCTTTTCTACCTGGAGAAACTACCTGACTTTTCATGTCATCTAGTACTCTTTGTAGTATTGGACTATCAAATTTGATAAACGGTAATATTACATCCCTTAACGGTATATAATCCATTGGAGATCTTAGCTTTTCTATATCCCACCAAGACAAACCTGTCTTTTCGAGATACTTCTTAGTTAAAATCTTCATTCCAATGTTAACACCATCCTTACTAAGGACTCGTACTCCGTATTCATTTTCAATAGCGATACGCAAATCAATATCTTTCTTGCATCTATTAAGCAATTCAGTAGTAGACTCAATATCATTGATATTATACTCTATCATACTGTCGAAATCCTCTAATGGAAGAGGCTTTGACCAATCACATACAAATTCCTGTACATTAGGATATTGCATTGTTACTTGGATTTCCTTCAAACCTACTCTAAGTTTATTTGAATATAACATAGTAAGCAAATCAAAAGTATCAAACCATATCTGATACTTCCAATGTTTCCATGCATCTATGTCATCATCCTTAGATGTAGTTATAGTTCTACTTAGGTTAAATAGAGAGCTACATATAGTAGCTACATTGTAACTCATCAATCTATCTTCATACTCAATTATATAGTTTATAATTGGATTATCATAATGCAGGTTATTATACCCACAGAAGATAACTCTTGAATCTATTTCTAGATTCGTAGTATAGAAATCTCCCCACTTAATATAAGTATCTACTTGTTTAAAGAACTTAACTAATTCTCTTAGTTCATTCTTCCTTTGAGAAATCTCAAACTTATAGATATCGCCTGTTTCTGTATCTTTAACAGAACAGTGAAAGATATTTTGAAATACCTCGATATCGAATACAAATACCGCTTTTCCACGTATTTGCATATATTAAAGTTTAGATTTTTGCTCCTATAGCCAGATTCGAACTGGCGCAAATCACACTATTTCTAGCGGCTCTATCCACTGAGCTATATAGGATCCTTTTAATTATTGTTTTATTGTCTAATTAAACCTTTACGGTTTGTAATTCTAATAGAAACAAATCTACCTTAGAATCATCAAAGAAGCAATCGTATTTAGTTCCCCTCAAACAATTTGAGGCTTCTGGGAACATAGAGTATGCTGTATTAAATACTGCTTGACCATACCGAATTTCGGTATTCACTCTGATTAACTTATCTGCATTACGTTTAATGTAGATACAGTCTAATTGATCTGGATTCTGTTTTAACATTACGCTGCTAATTTTTTATTTTTGGCATATATACAATAACGATAATTAGCGGTTTCATGAGCCATGTACTTTAGATACTCAGCACGTTCCCAGATCTGAATAGAGAAGAAGTTATTCATACTCTTTTCTAAGAATGGCAACATTTCCTTTGCATCTTTATGTAAGGCATCTAACGATTTAGCACTCGGTGTTACACTGAACGCATAAGGTGTTCCTTCGCTATTGGTACGATAGATAATAAGAAGATTATTCTTATCCATGTTGCGTTCCTGAGTCTTTGCAAACTTACGAGCATGTTTCTCAGCAAGAATATTAGTAATCTTACTTTCATGAGCGGCAATACGAGCTTGTTGCTTAGCAATATTCTTCGGAGTTCCATAGGCATGAGCAACTAGCTTATTGTGATAGTCACTGAAGTTTGCCTTCTCAAATCGTTCGATCTTCTGTTCTTCAGTCAGACCCTTCTTAACTGCAGGTCCAGTTTCAAACGTCAAATCTTTTAAATTAGGATGACGATATGTTGTTCGTGTACGTTCTACACCGTTCTTGTCGGTATATTTTGTAACGATTTCTAACTTAATACTCTTATTAGCTTCTTTGCTTGAATTACCAGATTTAGTCCAGTAATTGATATATTTATTATTTTTCTGTTGATCAGTCTTATTCATAATATAAAATGTTTTTAAGTTGTTAAAAAAGCATAGACAGGTTAATGTTTTAAGATTTCCCGTACGTACTCTCCCTGCCTATGCTTAGTCATAATGAAAATAAAAATGTTATTCTAGCAATTTCTTTATATTCTTTTTACGCCGCTATCAAAAACAGCGGAGCAGAATCATCACTCAGATCCGTATTGTCATTGAAATCTGCAATTGCTTTACGCAATTCGTTCAAATTCAATGTGCACTCATTCTGTTTTCCACGTAGATAACTACGAGTTAGTTCCTCAGTAATAGTAAGAGCACGTTTGCCCTTCTTTGCTTTTAGAACCGGATTAATAGTGTGTTTCTCAATCAATTCTCCGAGTTTTACGTAATACTCGTTGAGAGAAGACAGTTTGTAAATGTTAATAATGTTAGCATCTTTGGGAAGATCCTTGAACTTCATTCCCATATTTGCACACTGGATACGCAACTTAACGATAAGAAGCTCATCATACATTGCACGAATTGTTACAAGTAATGCCTTCAAATCATAGTTACGTTTGAAACCCTTCTTAATCACATTCTCGGTTTTGATGATTCGCCAGTAACGACTAATTTCATCAGTAAGTTTATCACGTTTAGTAATGAGGATATTCGGTTTAATATTTGTTGTAATTGATTTCATATATTGATATTATTTAATTTCTACTTGATTAATTAACTCAGTATATTAGATCGCTTACCTGTAGTGCTCGTGGTTCCATCGAAGGAATAGCCCTTATTATTTCAGGCTTGCCTTATTAACCTTACGGTCATCATCCACGAACGGTTTTTAATGCCAATTCTTGCATCTTCTATGAGTATATTTATAATTATTCCACATTACTATCTGCTTAATATCTTTACGATGAATAGTAATACGGAACCTTTGTACTGGTAATGTACTATTAGTATACATTTGACGGTACTCAAATGTAATAGTATCTTCGTTCCATTCCTCACTATCTTTTGTAGGATAGAATGTAGTTCCATCATACACTTCTATACGTTCGACGTGAGTATCAATATCTCTCATCCATGTATAAAGACATTTGTTATATACTTTATGTGTCATAGTTATAAATATTAATTTAAACCTATAAGCTCGACCCATCGTCTTGAGCTTTAGGTTTTAAAAAATAAAGTACCGTTACACCTGGTACTTGACAGTTTAAAAAGGAAGTGTTTGAGTGTCGTCCATCTGACACTCGCTTGTTTTATTTTTCGATCCGGACTCCAATTGGAATCTGACCTCCTCCGAGATCTACATAGGCAGTACCATAGTAGCTCACATTGGATTGACCACGATCATTTTTACGCTGTTGCCGTGGATCTTCGTCTATCAGCTTTAGTTTATTAAGCTTGTAATCGCCTTCCGTTACACCTAGAAATGCGTACATAACAAACTTATCAATTACACTTTCATAGTCTTCTTCCTCAATAGCATTACGAATAATCTCTTGAGTGAGACTTCCAGCTAAGCCACTTCCAGGTGGAAGATACTTAGCAAAGGCTTTCGCCATCCGGATACAAACCGTTTCAAAATCTTTTGTCTCTGTATCTCCAAACAAGAAATTCCACCATTTCTTTGGGGTTCGTCCAAAGGTAACACTTCCATCCGTGTTAACTTTAATAGACGCAGGAACTTCGTTATTAGTCATTACAATTGTACTGACTCGATGGTCCTGTAATAAGAGTTCAAACAGCTTTCGTTTCGGTTCGCTGATTAATACTTTTTTCATAACAGTTGTTACGAGAAATGTTAAGCGTTATAGCCGAGCTCTGAGTAATACTTATCGCATTCGGCTGTCTGCATTTTGTTGATATCGTCCAACAAACCACACTGTGCAAGGGCTTCTTCAGCGATCTTCTCAAGTTTCGCCTTTTCCATTGCATTCAGTTTGTTACACTGTTCAGTCAATTTCAGACAATCGCTGAACAAAATCGGTTCACGTCCATCTTTGGAACTTGCTTCCAAAGCTTCGACAACGGTTTCCATCTTTACTTCCTTGAACTTCGCCGGAACAAGCTTGAACTGCAATGATGCATTGCCATTCAGCTCAATAAGCGGAGTTACACCGTCCGGTGCTACTACAACGGCTGTACTGAAGATTTCTGTACTTTCGATAAAATACTTCATGATAGGCTTAACGGTCCGAGTCGGATCATTTTCCTTCACCTTATCATTATAGTTCAAGTCAACAGGTTCAGACTTAATCGTAAAGATTTTCTTACCTGTCAGATTCCAAGTTTCCAACGTTGCACGATATTTGGACAAATCGATATTCGGTTTATTCATTTTAATTTCTCCTACGTGATTTTAAGATTGATTTCTTAGCGAGAAACAAATCCTGATTAATACTATGTTAATTGTTAAAAAAAATATCTGTGCTACCCATTTTCGTCACTATGCTTTAGTCTCTTAAAAGCCGCTTATTATAAGCTATGAATGATAGTGGTTAATTCAATAACATAAGGTAACACATGTTCGAGTTAAAATTTGATAAAATATGAGATTATACGAAAAATTTGTGATAGTATAGTAAAACTCTTTACTAGAACGGGATGATATTTCTTCCCTCAGCATTCCCCTTAGGACTTTACTCATCAGACGGATGAGTCAACTGTTCTTCATTTATTTACTTCTACTTTTCTAATAACGATATGTAATGCAGTTCGAGATTTTACTTAAGGGGACTCGTACTACAACCGTTTCCCTGTTCTTTTGCCGTACCTTACAACGCAATTTGATGCAAAGATGTAAAGGGCTCCATCATCAATAGTACGATACTATCTACGGGCATATAGGCTTACACCATTCTTTGAATGAGGGTCGTTTCAGTTGAGAAACGTTACCAAACTCCAATAACAAAAGCCGTCTAATTTTCCAAGACGCCCACTTTTGGACAACTCACTTCCAGCATTGCAATAAATCCTGGGTTACTACTTCTTCTCATGGTATTTCCAACCATTCAACCAATATCCTAATGAGAGATACTATAATGGTCTCAGCGATCTCCATACATAATACTTTGCGAGTACTACTTTACGGAATTTCTTGTAGCAAGATACTTCGATAGCGGGGTGGCTTATACTTTGTCAGAGTACTACCATTGAACTTCCCAATTGTTTTTAAAGTTAAACATGTTTACACTCTCCTTATTTGATATAGCTGTTCGTTTCAGCGTGGTCATTCATCAACGAGACTTACCTTCTTCGTATTCTCCATACGCAAGCTGCTCATCAAGGCAATTCACAGACATAGTCCAATCTGCTTCGTGTCAGACCCTTAGAACCCTTCGTAACGTCCTGCTCTATGCTGGAGTGCATAGCCGTTACCTAATTATTTATAGGGAGCCTTAGTTTAAAGATAACTTTGCTTTACTTTGCTTGAGTTTTAATTGTGGGCTCAAGACCACATTCCCTTGTTTCCTATAGATATACTTATACTAATCATATACCTAACTACAAATAGTCTTATTGCGGACTTCATGCGCTAGTTAGTTTATATCCTCAGTGCAAAGCACGTTCGGTTTATAGTGACATTACTAACAAGTCACTTCTCTATATCATTAACCTTCTAATCATTATGCTTACTTGTCATAAACACTATAGTAATTGCAACTATACTATGAATTCTTATAAGCTTTAGACACGCAATCTACTTTCCATAGGGATTACTCCCAAACAGCTAACTCTAACGTTCACTGTATTGCGTATAGGTTTGTCACCTAATCCGGTTAACCTGTCATATAACTCTCCTACAACGAGATATTATATGGGCCATAGCCACTCAGCCATGTCTTTCTCAAATTCTGCTCATTAATAATATAGATATACCCCTTCATATACATATGTATTATACTTAATAGTACTCACTTCCAATTTAATAGTTCTCAAATATTTTTAATCTTCCTTACAACAGAAGTAGACTACAGCGTAAATATTTAATCCCTAACGTGATATATGTAGAACACTAGGTTAGTATTCTTTAGCCCAACGGATTGGTTACCGCCCAAGCAAGGGTGGTTTGGAGCCATCCCTAGAATGCTAGTCGATTCTTAGTCAAGATAACAGCGTCTTTTAACAGCACGTGTTCACATTCCCTCGTGATTTAGCTATTGATACAGCCAACGAATGTGTATAGAAGTAAACGATACTCCTTGCCTTGTTTAGATACGATAGCTGCTGCTTCCATATCTGCGTCTTTTAGTCACCAGTTCGGTTCTCACTTATGGGTTACGCACGCTCTCCCATTTTCTTATTGCTTCTTCAGTTACAAAGTAGTTCGTAACACAATAAGTTATCATACTATAGTAATACTAGTTAGTTCTAGCTATCTAATATACATTTCGGTATCATGTACTACTTTCACTCTACACGGCTTAGTCAGGCTCAAGCGAATGGTTTTTAATCCCACTTAGGTGGAATTGGCTTTTGTAATGGACAGAATTTGTCAATTACCTTATTGGATAAAGAGCTAGCTATATAAATAGGCTTCTCCACTTCCTTGAGAATGTACTTAGGAACGACTTTGACATCTTCCTTCGTAGTTATCGTAACTGATGCATTGTCAGCGTTACCACTGATCGATACGGAGTCTTTGCTCAGATTGATATTAAGTTCCAACGGACTACTCTTAGGTACGTCTACCCAGCGAATCATCGGTTGATCACTTGCCATCAAGGCTTGACTCGGAGCTTTGGAATTAAATCCAATGAATGCTCCCAAACTAAGCACAAATAGTGCTAAGAATAAATTCAAACGTTTCATTGAGTGAAACTATTTTGCTGCTGCGTCAGCGTATGCAGATTTGTCAACGTAGTTAGACAACCGCACAATCGGTCGAGCATAATACTTAACGATTTCGTTGAGTTTATCTTTCAAGATACTGTCGGAATCGCCATATGCAGCAACGAGTGTTTTACGAATAGCGCCAGTCCCAATTCGAACATCCAAAGATTTCTTCGGATCTTTCACAATGAGATCTTCTTTCTTAGAAAGAATAGCGTCGATAACATCACTAGAGATACCGGTAAGAACGTCACTGTTCAACCAATCGAGTTCTTTTTCAAGAGTTGTCTTTCGGTCATCCGGAGCCTTTTCATTCCAATTAGCTGTTCTCTTTTCGATTCCATAAGCCATTGCAACTTGAGCAATTTCCGCAATCTCTTGATCAGGGAGAGTAGGAAGCCAAGTTTTCAACAGTGCATGTACACCGAGAGGAGAATGTTCGGAATTCAATTTACCGATAGGCATAGTGCGCAAACCACGAATCAAAGTACCTTCTACTCCTTGCTGAAGGATGTTAGCGAATACTACTGATTTCTTCTCTTCTACATTGATAGAGAATGCTTTGCGAGCCCAATCAATACCTGCTAAGATATTACTACCTATTCCACCACCATTCTGTTTTGCGAAAATAGAACGGAGTGTAGCAAGCTTAGTCTTGTTATCCATCTTCGGATCCGGTTCAGGAATTTCGACCTTGGCAGCTTCCATATCCTTCTTTACCTCTTTTTTCATGTCTGCAGGAATAGACTCAGGGAAGTTGATAATCATCTGGTTAGGATCGTCAGGTGCCGGCAAACCTTTCAAAGTAATACCAAGCGTTTCACGGGCAATCTTTTCCATTTGGACAGCCATAGTGTTGTTTACTCTTACTCCAAGGGACTGGAAGTCATCTTCTAACTGAGCATTATACTGCATCAAAGCCATTAAAGCCATGATATCGAATTGCTTCTTCATAGCTTGCGAAAGCTGAGCAGGAGCATTCGGATTAGCAATATACTCACTGTGAACCATCTTCATCAAATCAATCTTGTGATTTGCGTCAATACGTTCACCGTCTGCCATCTTCTGGAGTCCACGTGCAATAGATGGAATAGGAGCTACTTCTTCCTTCTTGGTGTCTTCTTTCTTCACCTCTTCAGGAATAATTACTTCTTCTTTCTTTGCTGTAGGAGCTGGTTTGTTACCTGAGGATTTCTTATCCTCTTTCTTAGTCTCTTTTGCAGTAGATGCAGCGGGCGCTTCAGTTGCAGCTGGCTTAACTTCGGGTTCCGGAGCTGGACCATCCGCAGGAGTCTCTTCTTTCTTTCCCTCTGCCTTTTTCGCAGCGATTTCTGCTGCCTTCTTTGCTTCTGCAGCTTTCTTAGCTGCTAAATCTTTTGCTGCTTTTTCTGCTTTTTTATTCTTTGTTGCCATTTTGATAATGATTTTTTAAAAGATTAAAAACTTGTGAATACTATAGATAATTAATAACAAAATTCCTGCTTGAACAGGCCTTCACGAATCATCTATAAACGCACTTTCTCTATTCCCTGTAGGTATTCCTTCTGCCTCAACTACTACACTGTCACTGGCTATTGTATCCTTACTCACATAGTCCAGATTGGCATCTACTCTCTCCAATACAAAAGGAGATGTAGAACTGTGTGTGGGATTAGCCACTGCAGTAGTCACTACAGTTTTCTCAGGAGTATTGTCTGCAGAACTAACTGCAGACTTTAATCCTGTACCTACGATAAGACCTACTGCTAAAATGGCCATAAACTTAGCGAAGGCCTTGGCATCTCTCATACATCTTGCGATGATGAAGAGTACGATAGTTGCAGCTAGCAACATCAAAAACGTATTTGCCATAAATTGTAAGTATTGGTTAATATTGGTTAAACATTTGTTTCAGACGTTGCCGTGCCTTATTCAAACAGCCTTTAACTGTTGCTTCGGGTATAGCAAGCTCTTCTGAAATTTGCTGGTAAGACTTACCGTCTAATCTAGCATAGATTAAATCCCTATATCTCTTCTTAAGACGGGGTATACACTCCATTACGATGTCAATATTTTGCTGGAATATTAACTTGTCTTCAGGGCTATGATCTAGCGCATCCAACTGTATCGTAGAATCTTCTTCATCAATATAGTTATTTAACTTCTCTTTTTTGTTCCGTCTTATATAATCTATTGCAGTATTAACTGTAATAGTTTTCAACCACATCTCAAATGAAATATGTTGAGTATAAGTATCAAGCTTTGTATATACTTTAGTAAATACCATTGATGTAATGTCATCTGCAACATCTGTATTGGCTACGACTTTTAAAGCGGTATACCATACTGTCTTTTTGTAAGTATTATAAAGTGTAGTAAAAGCTCTTTCGGAACCCTCTTTGGCTTGCTCAATCAGAAGCTTTTCATCTTCTTTCATAGTGCGCCAATTTAGTGGACTACGATTAAACCAATAATCGTAATCCTTTGTCAATAGATAACCTTAAAAAGGTAATGTATATTGTAGATACCACTCGTGTAGTACCTTCTTGCGTTCCCAATATAATTCTTGAACCCAATTAGTCCATAATATTTTATCATTATGACTTAAATAAGATAAAGAATTAATCATGTTAACCGCAATTCTTAACCGAACTAATTCGGTCTTAGACTGTGCAAACTCTGCATTAGTAATCATAGGTTCGAATAACTTATCAGTAATCCAATCTACAATTGTTCTAATACTAGGGTGTTTGATCTGCATTTCAATTGAATTTGGCAATCCACGCATTATTGCTCCATCAGAGGTTTCATCTCTTAGGAATGCATACCATGCCTTTCCGAAATTCATTTTGCCTGTACAATATTCTCTTCCATTTAACATGAAAGGGATACACCTATCAGGAGTAGTTAGTACTGGTACAGTTAAAGCATGTCTCTTATAAACCTCATCGAGATTTATAGTTAAATAGAGTGACGGTGACATTAGGCTATTATGATACCACGGGTTTTCATACGAGTTTTGATCTGTTTGAGAATCAGATCAGCCTGACGTTTTCCATAACCTTCTTTGATGATTACAGCTAACATCTTAATATCACATTCATGTGGATGCATCTTACGATACGTATCGTAGATTTCTACCCAATTACTGAATACATTTTCACTGTACTCAATTTGTTTAGAAGTACTTGCTTCTAATCCTTCCTCGTTGTTGATAGCATCTCCAACGGCAGGATAGTCAAACACGTAAGACTTAGGATTACTAAGAATATCTTGGATCTCCAGACTACTGGAGTCAAGCTTAGTAATAGTACCATCTCTTTGCATATCATTCAGTAATACACCGCTGACGATATTCAGCATAGGATATTCTCCTGTTACACGGATAAGAATACTTGTCTTCTTACCATTGGCTATGTACAAGCCAGCTGTTTTCAATTCAATCATTTTTTATACCTCCTTTTTTTGATAAAATTTGTTGGCTACTACATTAGCATCAGCTAAGCTAAGATCATACTTAGTCTTTACTTTAGAAACAAAGTCCATCTTACTTGTGCAAGATTCAACCATTTGTTCTACATCTTCTTTGATTCCTGGTTTATTAAATTTAACCCAGGGAATTACTTCAATTGCACTCATCACACATCTTTTGAGTTTAACATTTAATTTTGATAATTAAGTTTGTAGTAAGAGGGAGACTCGAACACCCTTCCTTCAACCTTATCAGTGTTGACGCTTCTAATCCAAATAAAGCTACTTACTCCTGCTTTTTACGACATTAGCTTAGCCGTTGGACTCTCATATTATGCTGTAATACGAGTATAGTCCGTGATATAACTATAATTGCCAGTTATCAGCTTATTGACCTATTCTATATCCTCTATTGTCGCTGTCAAAACCGTTCAGCCCCTTAAATAAGGTGACGCAAAGCGTAGTGGAGCTGGGGGCATACGATAGCCCCGTCCATACGACGATTCAATAGACCTAACAGTCAATGTCTTAATTTCTTTGAAAAACTACTACTTCCTCTCTATTCGCATGTCATATTCAAGAGGCAACCCCTTTTCCTTCACCTGACCTAGGTAGCATACCTGGTTGATCGTTGTATGATCCGTTGTACTCTAGTGTTAACTATTTCTATTAGGGTTTTGGTTAGATAAGTAGTAGTTTAGGATTGACTTTCACCATACTAACTTGTTTAGGGTTAATAAAAATCTCTACCGTATGCCTCTGGCGAGATAGCATCAGTAGTTTTAGTTTGTATCACCTTGGAATAGTCAGTTCCAAATTGACATACATCACAGTGACTTCCGTCACACTGTGAAGGACAGTCGTTCTTCAAACGATTGTTCTTAGTATCTTCTACAACTTTGTAGCCTAGTAATCTACTCATAACTGAAAGATTTGAATGATTTACGGTCATACGGCTGTAATTTAGACTTACTACGGGATTTAGTTCTCTGTTTCTTAAGGTATTCTTCTCTTAATTGAGAAGATCCATATGATTCTTTAAACGTCTTTCCCATGATATTACCCTCCTATGCTATTGATCATTGCGAGTGCAGTCTGTGCAAGGGTTACGATTCCTTCTGCACTGTTTTTATGCAGGAATTCGAAATCATTCTTGCTTTTCGGCCCCATAGCAATAGTTTCGAGTACTATTTTGTCAATTGTGCCTTTCAGTGACAATTCATGGAATGTAGCACGAAATGCAGGGCAGTCTACCTCATGATCAGGAATAGCATCAATAATACCGATTACAGCTTCTTCAAACCTACTCTGTTTACGAGTTCGTTTAGTAGCTATTGGGCGTACTCCATCAGATAGAGACATTAAGTCGCTAGGAGTAACAAAGATGGCACTAACTTGATCTGGACCTTGAAGCAATTCACCAATTTGTTTAATCACTTCTTCTGCGTTTACATACTCAGGTAAGGCTACAATTAAGATATTTGTTTTCATTTTGATAATGTTATTTAAATAAATCGATTAATATATCAGTATAGTCATTTAATACACAATATACTTCATCTCTAGTATGTATTTCTACATATTCTAGATCTATATTGTTTATTATTGTCTCTATACAGTTCACATTTATACACATCTCGTGATCATGAGGCATATCATCCTTCCATCTACGAACTTTTAGTTGGATAAATTTACTCATGATCTTTATACTTATGTTCATGGAAGTATACACCACAGTGAGTACAGTATAAGCGTTCCTTGAACGTCTTATCCATCTTACCTTTAGGATCAAACGGATGATTCCATTTATGTCCTTTAATCAAGCAATCTATTTCTTTAGATACTCGATTGAACTTGTTTGGACTAGTAACTAAACTGTCGAAAGCAAGCTCTTTACTTCTTCTGCGTAATGCATGCAGTTTGAAGTACATTCTGATTCGTTTAATTAACTTTTTCATTCTACATAATATTAATAATTTAATTGATTTAACTTATTATATGACGACGACCCAATACCAGGATTTTCTAAGTAGGTATTTACTTTTTGCAAACCTCTGTTTGCCCCTTTTGTTGTCATTTGTTAATAAGAGTAAAGATTCAATGTTCCATATTCTTACTTGTTTAATATGACTCTCCAACAGTTTTAACACATAATCAGAAATAGCTGTCAAACTAAATCTTATTGGTGTACCTGATTTTAACGTCTGCACGATCGTAATAAATTATTCTGGTATGCATATTGCCAATAAGTGCATACTCTTACCTGCAATCTTTCAGAACTCTTTATTACTTACGCCCCACAGGTTTGTCATCTTCTGAAGACAGTCCATATTATCTTCACAGACTATATGAACTTAGGCTAGACAAAATTTACTGTTGGTTTGGCAGTACAGTATCATTTTTGGCTTTTATCGGTATAGAATCCGGCTGGTAGACTCGTGTGTGTTCGTAAGCATCACGGATTTGCGCACCAAACTCTACATTATCATAATTCTTCCTGTTAAGCAAATACTCCTTACTGATATCAGTATGCGACATATCTGTTCCGAATCGCATTAATATAGCAATAAGAGGTATATCAGGAATGTCCATGTACACAGAATCAAGATATCGATACTCTCGTTCTTGTTCTCGCATATCGAGAACGTCTTGAATTGTATACTCAGTAACTTCCTCTTTAGTATCAGTTACTACTTGTTCAACCTTTTCCGTACCACGGAAATGATTAATTGCATCGCTAACTACATCTGTAGTTAAAGCGAAGATTGCTCCCACAATGAGGATGCATACTACTGTTAAGATAGTGAAAAACTTCTTGTTACTCATTTTCTTGATAAAAAATTTGTTTTAGTTATTAATTGTATATTCTCTTAGTTATTGCCTGATCATATAAATACTGTATATCATCACATGCAATATGCCAAGCCAGATAATATGAAGGATTCCATTGTGACAATGCCTCATATCGTATGTATTTAGGCATACGTTGATTATTGTCCTTTCTACTTACTAATTTATCTAGAGTGTATTCATTATCTTGTAGAGATAATATACAATCTACATAATCAGCAAGCGCATTGTATTGAACTAATACTTGTAATAGCTCAATAGGCATTGCAACTAATAGCGCATGTCTATAGGTTAATTTGTCTAGTTTAATCACTTCTAATAAATGTTTGTTTAGTTTTACCAATAGTATCACCAATAAATGTATTATTGTATACTATTCTTGTTACATATACAGTGTAGTCAATCATATTATATTCACCTCTACTAATGTAAGGGTTCATAAGATACAATTTAGGTACATCATGCACTTCAGTTTTACCTACAACAATACAATTCTTGTAAGTAGTGATCAGTTCAGTAAAGTTATATACTTTATGTGGTTCTTCTTTAAACAAAGTATAACCAAAGTATATACATCCAGCAATGATTATCATTACTAGAAGACTCTTGCTTATTCTATTAAGAATACTCATGATAGAACTCATTAAATAAATCATTCCAATAACTATGACCTTCTGGAGAACGTGCCCAAGAGAAGTAATCTTCTATACCTACTTTCTGTTTTTTCAGTGTAGTGTGATTGAATTTTCTTGTTATCCATTCCATAGTATCTTGATACCAGATACCTTTTACACAGTTATCAAGAAACTTTGTTAGCACTCCTCTCTCAATTAAGAATAGCAATAATCTTAGATCCATCGTAGCTACTACAATGTGTCTATAACTTACCTTTTTCTTTTTCATTATTAATATTTCTTATTGTGACTAAGTTCAGTACTTAGGTTTTGCCAGTAACAATAGCCTTCATTTGAGCATTCCCAACTGAAATAATTTCCTACACCCCAATCACAAACAGATCTCTTATCTTTTTGGCAGGCTTGTAGTATTGTTACTTTCCCATCGAACATTCTCTTTTCACAATTATCGAGAAAAGCACTTAAAACTTTTTTCTTAATTAAGAATTGTAATAATCTCAAATTCATTGTGACTATTACAAGATGTCGGATACTTAATTCTTTCTTCATAAAATTTGATATTTTAATGATTAATAATTTACTTACTCCCAAATGATCTATATATCATATCAGATAGTATTATTACTATAGCTACAAATATCAATACTACACCCATAGCAATAAACCAATCTTCTATTATACCTAGAGTAACTATTTCTGGGAATGCTAGCAATAATATTCCTATCACTAGTACAATAAGACCTTGTTTAAATACACTCATATATTGTTAATATTAGTTACTAAACAAAATACGCCTATCTTCACAGACAAGCGTACTGATATCACACTCTTGTGACACACATGAATTTAAAAAAAAGTTCTCAACTAAACAGAACTACATAATAAACCATAAGGATGGTAGAGGCGGATGGTATCCTCTACATACGGCAACTTTATTCACTCTAAAACAGCTTTAGATATCAATAGCTGTCAAGTATATCCTAATTTTTACATCTGCACTAATACTCTTCTCTGTATGTAGGTTAATTAGACCGATTGAAGAGATATAAGCCCCATAGGAATGTCAAGGATTCTCACCTTAAAGATACAGTATTTCTACTGTATTAACTATAATAATTTTAATAATAGATTTTTGCACAGCTAACACCAATATGTGTTAATTCATCAATAACCTCATTAGTTAATTGTTCACTCATATAAAATGGAAGATCAACGGGAATAGCATCTACTAAATCCTTAGCACCTTTCAAACCTGTACCAAATCTATCTCTGATAAATTTAATGGCCTTTGCTTTTGAATTCCAGTCTGATTCGATGCTTATTAATGAGATTCCATACCCTTTGTTTAGCTTTTTATCCACTGGTTTTTCTTGAATTAATAGACCGAGAAACTTGTCTATTCCTTCGCTACTCAGTATTTGATCTAATGCATTACTGAGTTTTTCTTTAGTTATACTCTGTTTCTCAATCAGAGTATCTACTACGAAGTCTTGAATTGTTGTTAGTCCCATATAAATTGATTTTAAGTTAATACAATATAAAAATAGAGTAAGCGCATTAATATAGTATTAGAATACCAACTAAGAACTATAAGCTATGCTAAAAGCTGCGTTGGGCATTACGCCTCGTTTCTCTTATTCTATTTAAAACAACTCTCTACCTGCACACGCTACCCTTAAACGTATCAGGCTGTGATTCAGTAGAGAGTTAATTTTGACAATTCTTTGTGCTTCGGATTATCATCTCCGGATACTCTACCTATCATGAGGTTGCACTGCTAGAATTATGTAGCATTCATTTACGCTAGCCCGTTAACACTTATTGTTCAGTTAGTGTCAGACTGTCAAGTACTATTTTTTATCTGCCTAAAAATAGTTTAAAACCTGTTCTCCATTATACTTGCTTTGGATTAGTTACTAATAAGAGTTGCACCACAGCGAACCTAACTGTGCCTCTACCACGTGGATTACTATACAATCTTTAACTTTATTTGTGCATAATAAAGCGGTATAGTTTCTTGACTCTGCATTTCCATATAACCGGCTTGTCACGGCTTTTTCGTAGCTGCATTAAGAAGAGAGTTATAATAGTATAGTCCTTAGCGTTACCTAAGTCTTTATAAGGGCATACCTAACTTATACTATTATAACTGTAACGTGGCGTGTATGTTTCACAACATAAGAAGTAAGTTGCATTTCACAGAATAGTTACTTTGCGACAAATCTGTTTATCAAAAACTGTATTTTACACCTAAAACTTATAACTACGTAACGCATAGCCTGAATATTACACGTTC